TTTTATTTGTTTTTTTGTTTTCCTTTTCGTTGTTTTTTTTCCACCGAGATTCATATCGGCAGTTTGTCCGTCATTATTTGTTTCAACAGACAAGGGCGATTCATTTGAACTTTCGCTTGAACTTCTGGGTATTAATGAAGAACTTAGAGAATAATCATCATCAAAAATACCGTCAAGGTCGATTGACATTTCGTCTTCATTTCCGAGATATTCTGTATTTTCATTAGACTGAACATTATCCTCTGTTGATTCGTTAATTGGTATAAACTGATTATCATTTGCCAACATATTGTTGGGGCTTAGTAATGGGGTGGTCGGAGTTAATGAACGAAGAGAATTATCATAATATTTAAGATTAGCTACCCTGATAGGTTCTTCCTCGCTACAATTTAAAGTGCTCTCAAATGTAAGTGCGTAATCTAATGACATAACCTTGTTTTGATTGCTGTTAAATACTGAATCGTCATCGAGTATGAATATTTTATTATTTATATTTTGGTTATTTAATAAACTCATAATATGTTTTAATGGAACCATTAGACCAGATATTCCAAATACACTCATGTTTACATAGGGTCGTTGTTGTATAATCTCCCGCTCATTTGTAAAATCACCACATAAAAATACGATATTTCTTAAATAACTGGTATACACATCTTGTTTTAAATCGTTTATAAATTTTTCTACTATTTCAAGATCAATAATATGGGGAAATATATTGGTTGTCTGTAATTTACATAACAACCTATAAGTAGGGTTTTCTTCAAAAAAAGTACTTGTTAGTGTCAAGTCCCCTTGTATTAAATCAAATATAGAATATGTATGTCCATCTTCACTCGGAAATAATCGGTTTCCTAATTTGTTTTTATTAAAAGTTCGCATTGTATAAACATCTACATCTTCAATATGTAACACATCATTAATAATCCCGCGTTTAATAGATTCTTGTTGTTCTACATTGTGATCACCCACTGCGTTAACCGATCTATAATATTCATAATCTATTTCCGGTAATATACAATCTATTAATTCTAAATTATGTTCTGCTAAAAAATTGGAATCTCTTAGTTTCCTATTATCTTCAAATTCACTATGTTCCATAGTACAATGGTCAAACGTGATATGTTGTATCTTATTTTTGAATAAAACACCATCCAATGTTGTAGAAGAAAAAAATATATTTTTTAGTTTTTTAGGAGCCGGTTCTATATCATTCGGACTTTGTGATAATATACAATCTGTTAATATACACGCGTCAAACTCTACATTTTCTAAATATGTATGTTCACCTGAAAAATCTGTTCGCCAAATATCTGCATTAACAAAATGCGTTTCATTAAAATAAGCATTTTTAAAGTTAGTTTCTCTTATAACAGGAAATATATCGTCATTATTATTATATCTATCCTCAAAATTTGTTTCAGTAAATATTGCTTCCTCATAATTTACTCGAGAATGAAGTAACCCAAGATCGCAAATCTCAAATGTAGAACCAAAAAAATCAACTTGATCAACATATGCTGAATGTCTCATATTACAATTAATAAATGAACATTTTGTAAAGTTTGCATATTCTCCTTGATCATTACCTTTAATATAAGAACCTTCTGCAAACATTGGATTGGGAGATTCTAACTCTTCTATTCTCATATTTTTAAATGTAGAATTTGGAAATTGTGAATTGTCGAAAATAAAATTTTTACATACAATTGCATCCTCAACATTTTCTCCCTCTCCCATAATCGACATACCATTTTCAAATGAACCATATCTATTATTTAAAAATAATACATTCACAAATACATCATACCGTTTGACACCATTTTCAAAGGTGAATACATTAAATTCGGAATTATCAAAATAACAATTTGTTTGAAAGACCACATTATTAAAAACTGAACTGGATTTGACATTCACAAATACGCATTTTTCAAACCCCACGTTTGCGAATGTGCTGTTTATTAATTGACAATTTTCAAAATTGCATTGCTTCCATTCCAATAATTCCATGTTAGTTTGTGATCCAATAACAGAATATTCAAATATAGAGCTCTGGAAATCTATATTTTGTAGTAAGCAAGCATTAAACGTCGTTTTTTTAAAATGTAAATTTCTTAATTGAAAATAAGGCCGAAGCGACTTGTTTAACTTAAAATCGCATTTTTGAAATAATACATCTTCTATTACTTTATGTATTGATTCTAAATGATTAAAAGAACAATATTGAAATACAGTGTGTAATAATTTTGTCTCTGTAAATATACAATTATAAAATGAACAGTTAGAAAACCACATGTGTGTGAACTCAATATTACTAAAATTACAATTTTCAAAATTAATATGTTCAAAATATATATTATGAAAATGTGTTTTGCCCAATGACGCAAAGTCAGTATTTACAAACCTTAGTATTGTGTTATCATTGTTGAAATCAAATTTAACAAACTTGTTATCAGCTAATGAAACCGTTGTTATATTTTTTTTTTCTTTTATTTCGTTATATAACTTATTTTGCATTTCTAATTCTTCTTGACTATCCATATAATCTAAATGAATATATTTTTAATTATTTAATTCTCTTAATTTGTGTAAACCCTTGCATTTCATCTCTTTGTTTTTCAAGTCTTCTTCTGATAAATAATTCCAAGGTTTATGAACCCCAAAACTCTTGTCACTATATATATTTTCATTCGAAAAACGATTGGCAATTTCAATAGTCGGTATCTTTAAATTATGTTTTGGATTTGTAAAAAATACATCTTCGTTTTCATCGAATGGTCGGGTATTATTGTTTATAATTTCCATCATTTTACTTTTTTTTCTTAAAGACAACCCTCCATTACCAACCCATTCTGTGTTTGGAGCACCCACATAGTCATATTCCATAAATTCGTATATTAGATCTTTGTAATCTTCGCAGATCATCGTATCTGTTTGAAAAATCAAAAATTGTTCTGTATCAATGTAAGAATAAAATTGAGGGGACGTCAATAACTTATTATAATCATCTAATGAAAGATTATTTACACCCAAATTATTAAGACGAATCCGGTGTTTATGACGGGTTAACTCATTCTCTAATTTAGATTGTATAAAGTTTTCGTTTTGATTACCGTGTAAAACGACAATCGTCCAATTTTCATCTAAATTTGAACAAAAATTGTCTAAAACAAATGTGAGCGCTTTATGTTCTCGCGGCTCTACTATAATCGCGGTATATTTCTGACTCATATGTTCAATGTTTTTACCGACATATGACTGTATTGTTACTCCTACTACAATTAAACAGCACAATATAAATAATAGTTGATAAGAAGTTAGTTTCATATACTATATCAACAGGTAAAAATTGATAAAACATATATATTTAAAAACAATACATACTAAGATTATGGAGCTTACTTCTTATCAATTAACCAACTGTCTTCGTCGATTTCCCGAATTTGAACTTTCCTATGAAACTATTCAACATAAGAAAGTTTGTAACGATTATGAGTTATGTATGGCTATACCCAGCGGAAAAAAATTTTATATATGGCACACTTTTCATAAGAATTTAGACGTTTGTTATTTGTTAGAATTAAATAAACAAAAAGAAATAGTCAAAGGAACATGCATAACAAATAGTGGAAAACAGTCATTTTCGTTAGGGACTGTATTATATGGAACAGTATTAGATGATAGAAATGTATTTATTATTGAAGATATTTATTACTATCAGGGTATTCTATTGAAATACCTATCTGATCTTGAGAAAATGTATGTGATTAAAGAATTACTGGAACTCAATAAACAAGTTCGGTATAATAAAAAACAGTTTCAATTTTATATTCCAAATAGATGGAAAAACGACAGAGAAGAAATTACGAATAAAATTAACAAAGATATATCAGAACAAGTTCATTATGATATACACCACGTTCAGTATAGGTCTATTCATAAAAAACTACCATATATTAATGTTCCTATTAATCAAAAAATAAATGCAAATGCAGTAACAGATAAAATAGAAAATACGATTATTTATAAAAAGTATTCTTTCGATTTTAAAAAACCACAATACAATTATCCGACCGTATTTTTAGTATATGCCGATATTCAATATGATATATATCATTTGTATGCATATGGCAGAAATGGCTCAAATGTATATTATAACATTGCTTATATTCATAACTATAAAAAAAGTGTCTTTATGAATAGTTTATTTCGTAACATTAGAGAAAATAAGAATTTGGATTACATTGAAGAAAGCGAAGACGAAGAAGAGTTTGAAAATATTGCACACGACAAATTTGTAAACTTAAAAAAGGCGGTTCCGATTGAATGTTCTTTCCATAAAAAATTTAAAAAATGGATTCCTGTGCGTATTTCTAATAATGGCGCAAAAATTGTTCATATTAATAAATTAGTATCTGATTATTATGACAAATAAAATCTAACTATACTATATAGATGAATTTTAGCGAATTAAATGACACAACCAAGGCATTGCCTGATACAATGCCCAATAATGTGGGTGGAGAAACACACAAATATGAAGGAGGTAAGAAAAATAAGACCGCAAAACAGAGAAAAGGAAAAAAAGCCAAGACCGCAAAAAGAAAAAATAAATCAACAAAAAAAGGAAAAAGTAAGAAAAATGGGTTACTTAAAAGGGTGTTAAAGTTACTCAAATAAATCTTTTTTTATGAATATACAAGGTGTGTTCATAAAAACAAATATGTTGCGTTATCTCATTTTATTTTTTATATGTAAGGCCTTATATACTATCAATGAACATAGCGTTTTGGGATAACCAATTATGTGAACGAGGCACATCGGTAAGTTTATACGACTATGCTCATTATAATGAAAAAATATTAGGTAATACATCTTACATATTTTACAATAAAAATAACTCGGAAAATAAAGAACCGATTATAGAAAAGTTTAAGCAACGGTTTATAGTTCACGGTGTAAATTCTTTTAATGAAGTTGATTTTTATTTAATAAAGTATAAAGTGTCTCATATATATGTGATTAAATTCGGTAAAAATGATTCCAATAAAAGTTCGGTGGCAAAGACATGCAATCATTGTGTATTTGACGCATCTGAACCACACGGAGATGTATATGCAGCCGTATCCAAGTGTGTTAAAGGATATACAGATAGCATTCCTATTGTTTCTCATATGATTGATTTACCAAATCATACTCTCAATATGCGAGAAGAATTAAGTATACCAGCAGATGCAATTGTGTTTGGAGGCTATGGAGGAGCGAATTCTTTTGATATCAAATATGTTCACGAAGTTATTTATGATGTTGCGAAAGAAAACAAACATATGTATTTTTTATTTGCAAATTTTAACAGGTTTTGTCCAGAACTTCCAAATATTATACATTTACCGATGATTACTTCTATGGACAAAAAAACGGCTTTTATTAATACTTGCGATGCACAAATTTGGGGGTGTAGTCTGGGCGAAACGTTTGGTATAGCCATCGGTGAATTTTCAATGAAAAATAAACCTATAATTGCTTCAAAAGTAGGAACATTAAACCACGCTCTTATTTTAAAAGAGAAAGGATTGTGGTATCAATGTCCTGAAGAATTACGAGATATATTCGTTACATTTTATCCAAAAGAATCGAAAACAAAGGAATTGAATGCCTACACCGAGTATACACCAGAAAAGGTGATGCGACAGTTCAACGAAGTATTTTTGCAATAAGATGTAAAAATTGATATAAATATTATAAATTATATTATAGTATAAATGTCAGAAATGGAAAATACTTTAAACGAAACACCGATTATAATCGTTCACAATGATTGTATGAAAGAAATAGCAAAAATGGAAAATAATAGCATCGATTGTATCATTACTGATCCCCCTTATTTTATAGATAAACTGGACAATAATTGGTCATCATCTCAAGTAAATGGTGATGTGAAAAATAGTCATATTAAACACTTACCAAAAGGAATGAAATTTGATAAAGCACAAGTGAAAAATTTGTATGATTATTATTTTGAATTATCCAAATTATTGTTTGACAAGCTGAAACCTGGTGGCTATTTCTTATCCTTTTCTTCGCCCAGATTATATCATGCAATAGCAATGGCGTGTGAATTAGCGGGTTTCGAAATTCGGGATATGATTAATTGGACATATACACAAAGTATGCCCAAAGGTATGTCAATGACGCATGTTATTAATAAAATGAAAATATCAGAACAAGAAAAAAATGAATTAATTGAAGAATATAAGGATTTTAAAACGCCACAAATACGGTCTTGTTTTGAACCTATATGTGTAGCGATGAAACCAATCGGTAAATTGACTTTTATTAAAAATGAATTGAAATTTAAGACTGGACTTCTCGACTTTTCACAAAAAGTGGGTCTGGAAAATGATCGTGTTCCTGCAAATATTATTACAACCGAAGAATATAACGAACAATATGATAAAAACTTTCTGGTATCAAAACCATCAAAAGAAGAAAAAGGAGAAAATAATACACATATCACAGTTAAACCTGTAGCTTTGATGGAACATCTTGTAAAATTGTTTAGTAAAAAAAATGGAGTCGTTTTGGATCCATTTTTGGGGAGCGGAACAACAGCCCTTGCTTGTAAAAATACACAGCGGCGTTGTATTGGCATTGAAATGAATGCGGAGTATTTGGCAATTAGCAAGTCCAGATGTGGGTTATCTTAATCGAATTACTTGCCCTCGTTTATCAAATACGGCCTTATCTTTATAGCGCTGATTACAAAAGCTACATTGAGGTATGCAGTTGTCTTCTGTAAGATCCTTTTCAGGGTCCATATGTCCTTTTTGTAGTTTTGTGACAATGCTCTTATCCCAACGCATTGGTTCTGTTTCCTTGCTTCCACAATTTACACACATATTATCATATTCTTTTTTTAAATTTGCCCATATTTCAGCAGTAACTTGGTCACCTCTTCTATCGCGAATAAATGACGGATGTGTTTCAAATACATTCACCAAACAGTGTTCAAAACGTCCATTCTTAATCACATTCCAGCCATTTTGAGTTGAAAGATGACGAACTTGTAGAGGATCTGTGCCGGTAAGTGTTTCTGTTTGTGATACATATTCTTTAATTTTATCAATATGAATAGGCTGTCCCATATTTACATATAAACATTCCAATGCTTTGCCTAACTTACCCTTTGGATGTTTTACACCGCTGGGTTCCAAATACAGCTTCCATAGTTTATCTAAGTGTTTCGGGTTATAACTCATTATTTTATTACTTTACGATATTGTTGATAGTAAATGTATTGAGAAGGGGCTAAGAATATCAATTTTTTAAGTAAAAATCCACTTTTAAATATCTATACTTTGAATAATGACAACTATAGATATTTCTTCAAATTTATTAGAAGATAATAATGTTATTTCTTTAGAACAAATACAATTGAATAATATTAATAATATTGTTCCAACTATGATTGATGATATACCAGTGCAACAAGCAATATCCTTTTCATTGGGTGATTCTATAGAATTTAATTATAATGAAAATGAAAATGAGAATTGGACGAAAGGGGTTATTGCTCATTGTAATGCAGACAATACATACCATATTCATTATCAACACGGCGAACTTACAGAGTTAAATGTGCATAAACAGTTTATTCGATTTAATGAACAAGATGGCTTCGACGATTGTTCCGACACAGAAAGTGTTAACTCTGTTAATTCTATATTTTTTAATAAAGCAAAACGAGAGTTAAACAATGATGTATTTCAGTCTCCTAAGTTATCATCTACTATGTATAAACGCCCATCTAATAAAAGTAATGAAAAACCAACAATAATGAATATGTTAAAAAAAACAGCAAGTGGGTATCTTTATACGAAAGATAAATTGAAACATCAAGATGATAACCAATATGCACGCGTTTCAACCGCGAAAGATCCACATATTGACAGTGAAAGCAACTCATCTGAAACAGTAGTAGAAGAGAAATCATTAATCAATAATGAATTTTTGTCAAAAGAAGAATTGATTGCGCTATTAACGATAAAATTGAAAACTGTGAAAAAATATGAATTTGAATCTGCGAAAAAAGAAATCATATCAAATAATTTAGTATCTATGAGCTCAACACATTTGGATATTATTGCAAGTTATTTAAACTCGCAAAAAATGATTTATACAGAATCAAGCTATTATACATCCACATGGTTGAATTATTTGATGATTCCAACTATTCTTATTTCTGCAAGTGCATCTGTCATCAGTGGTTCAGGAAATAGTATTCCTCACGCATCCCTCATTATTTCTTGTATTACCGCGTTCAGTGCATTTTTATTATCTATCATTAATTATTTGAAACTCGATGCAGCATCTGAAGCTCATAAAATATCTGCACATCAATATGACAAATTACAAAGTCATATTATGTTTTTTTCTGGAAGAGTTTTATTATTCAGCGAAGCAAGTTTCCATTTTGCAGCAAGAACCCAAATAGAAGATAAAAAATTACTGGAAGCAAAGTTGAACGTTTTAAAAAGAAATGATGATGACATAGATAACATAAAACGAAAGATAGCAAATATGAAACTAAGTTTTCAACAACAAGAAAAAGAAATAAATGATGATATTAAAAAAATAGACGATGAGCTAACCATCATTATAGACAAAATTGACGAGAATACAGATACAGAGACAGAGATTGTAAACACTTTACGAAACCAAAGAGAAGAAAAAGAAAAATCTATTGAAATTAAAAAAACAGATAAGAAGAAAATAAAACAAGAGTATAATGATAAGAAAAATAATCAAAAAGCAGAAATAGAAACATTTTTAACTACACGATGTAAGGCAATCGACAGAGAAGGAGATTTCGCGAGAATAGAATTAAATTCACAGGAAAATAATATTGTAGGAGAATTATTGAAAGATATTAAACACGAAATTGAAGTCGTTCAAGAAAGAATTAAAGATATTAAGGAAACAAACCAGTTTGAAGTCCCGAAAGCTATTCGAAATAGATATCCTATTATTTATAATGCAAATGTATTTTCTTGGATAAAAACAATTGAAGATTACAAATTAATTTTAACCATCAAATTATGGATATATAAAAATAAAAAACAATATTGTGAAAATTGCATTTGTGAGTGTTATAATATTTTGCAAAACAACCCTCAATTAAATGCTGCCAGTAAAAAAAATATTAATGACGAAATATTAAAATTTAATAAATTGAAAAAGAAATGTGATGAAATTGAATCCTTTATTTTTGAGTCTTCCGTATCTCTTTCTATTTCTTATACTGAGATTGATTCTATTTTCGAACACGAAAAAAAACAAGGCGATCTAAAGAAAAAGTGGAAATATCTATTCTTTTTATGTCCTTGGATATTAAATGTGGTCCATAATGATAATTGGGTAGAAGATACGTTTATTTACTTTATTTATGATAATGCAAGTAAAAAGAAGAAAAAATTACAAGGATTAGAAGGCGCTGATAATAACGACGAAAAAAGAGTATTCTGGTTCAAAGATACTGATCATAAAGACGATTTAGATAATATTTTGGTTTAATCGAACATACTTACATCTAACATACAGTTTCTTACCGGTTGTTCATCTATGTCTTCTATTTCTTCTGTGTTTGCAGTGTTCGTTCCTTTCGCGGTTAGTTGTTTTGGAACATAAGTAACTTTCCAATTGTCCATATTCATACTTTGGTATGTATCCGAACCAATTTCAAATATTTTATAATTGCATTTCTTATAAAATCGTCTTCTTTGTAACCACTGTTTTTGAAAAAGGTCGTGAGGATCAACAATATCTACTATAATTGGCGATTGATGTTTGGTTCTTAATATTCTCCCTACAGATTGTGTAATATCTGTTTTGGGTGACGCCATTACTAAGGTTGATAATGTTTTTATGTCTAATGCTTCTGCTGCCATTGCATAAGTAGCTAATACTATCTCTTTTGATTCTGTTTCCTTTAATTTGTCTTGCTTCATTCCTCCCACATAATACCCCACTGTTCCTATTTCATTATGTGTAATCGATTCATAAAAATAGGTGAGTAAACTACGATTATGTGCCAATATCATTATTTGCTTTTGTTCATTTTCTTTACGCAAATCGCTTACTACTTTCATAATAAAATCACTGCGACGGCTGTAATTGCTCAATTTTGATATCATGGAACTGAATTTTGGATTTCCACGATAATCAAGCAACGTATCATTAAACTCATCATCGTTTGTTTTGTAAAATACAGACCGCACTCGCACCTCTTCATCATCCTCGCGTTTTTGTGCATATATCTTTTTACCAATAAACATATACAACACCTTTGTTAATTTATCTTTACGATCTACTGTTGCTGAAATACCAAGCATACACGGCGTAATTGTTTTGAAAAGAGTTCGTGAAAACTGCTCACTCCCTATACGATGAACCTCATCTATAATAGTTAAACCAAAACTTGAAAATGCATCGTCATCGTAATTTTTATCATACAATGTTTGCACCATTCCTATGACGATGTCTTTATTTTCTATATTGAATTCTGGTCCTTGAATCTTTCCTATTTTTGCACCTGGTAAAAATTCATTAATACGCTCTATCCACTGATTCATCAAAAATTCTTTATGAACGATAATCAGTGTCTTCTTTTGTAATTTTGATATAATATTTAAAGCCATAATCGTCTTTCCAAATCCGCAAGGAACTTCTAATATACCTCCATTACCTTTTATGATGCTATTTTCAGTAAGATTAGAATTAACATAATTCATATAAACTCCAACAATATGTTCTTGATAATCTCTCAATTGTTTATCAAAATGAACACATATATCGTCTCCTGCTTCGAGTTTTTCATTTTGCGGAATGCCATATCTTTCTATTCCATAAAAACGAGGAATATAAATTTTTTTGCTTGATTCACGGTAAACAGGAAAAGATTGTGTATCTACTGCGTCTTTTCCACCGTAATTCATATTAAACATCATAGGTTTGACAAATAATTCCTTTTTTAGTTCTTCATAATCCTTTTCATCAAGAACATTTTTGGGAATGGTATAACCCTTTTTACCTAAATATGATTCATTTTGAATTTTTTCCTGGTAATCCTTTGTAATTTTAAACACAGGGGTTTGTTTGGCTGGAGTGAGTTTGTTATGTTTTTTCATAGTTATTAACTTCGTATAAATTATTTAGCATATTTCAATTTTTCATTACCAAGAAATATATACTGTTATTTTATAAATGTATTTGCAAAAACTTTTGAAAAAGCTCCCCTTAGGTAAAATGACCACTATAGAATTTGCTGTTATCGGTTTGTTTATTCTTTATCTTGTATTGCCCATAGAAACGCCTGAGGCATTAGCTATGTGTGTTGATTCATCTTTAGGTATGTTAGTGGTGTTTGTATTAGCCGTTGTTCTTTTCATGAAGTCCAATTCTATTTTGGCAGTTTTGTTTATATTTGTTGCTTTTGAACTTATTAAAAGAAGCTGCAAAGTAACAAACAAACCCCAAACCATTATGGAACATACAGAAGAACAAAACAAGAAAGACCAGAAAATGAAACAAATGAATCCTGAAAAGAAAAGCACACTCGAAGAAGAGGTTGTAGATGTTATGGCCCCTGTGGGACACAGCGAACCTATTAAATTCTTATCCACCTCTTTTCAACCTATAGCCGAAGATGTTGGCAGTGCATCCAGAGTTTAAATTTTTTGCAATTTATAAATTATAACATTTGTTATAATTTATTTGTAGTTACTTGGGACTAAAAAAAAACAATCCAGACAACAATGTAACCAAACAGGTAAGCGTTATATATAATAAAGAGGCCACTGCATTTTGGTCAGGATTTAACCCTTTTTGAACACTTAATATCCCCAATGTTACTCCTCCTGTAATAAATGAAATAGCTGCTGTCATAAGAGTAGGTATATTGGTTAACATATCTTTAAGAATACTTAAAAATGCAATTAGACCCTTATAATTATGGAAATCCTCTGTAGGAGAGGTCGTGTCGTCTCCCGTTTTTACACGCCAATATTCATTAGATGCTTTACTCTGTAATATCACCAATGACCCCATAATAATTAGTAATAACCACACCATACCCATTGTAAAAAAATTAGGTAATCCAACACCTCCGCCTGCAATAAATAAAATGAGAATTACAACATTTATAAACATTAATACAATATCTGCACCAGCTACTTGATTAAAATATGTACTGATATCTCCTCCTTGTTTAAAAATAGGTTTAATTACAAAATTTTTATAACTATACGGAACAGTGAAGAAAATAGTGAGAACAACAATGAAAAACAAAAGCAAATCGTTGACAATTTGAAGTCCGTCCGTCTTACTTTTGGATTTTGTAAATTCACTATTTACAGGGGTAACATAACCGGGTGTTGTTTCTTCACTTTCTCCAGAAGGTTTACAATCTAAATAATAACCATCCCCTACATCCATCCCTTCTTTCTTTGATGAAAACATAGATAAAAATCCTTCTTTTTTATTTTTACCGGTGGTTGGTGTAAAATCAACGGAAAAATATTTTTTCTCCATAGGCGCATTTGTATCAAATAAACTGGTAGAAGATGTAAGTTTGCTTAAGAATTCAGAGGTGTCAATATTTACTGGAATTGGTTTTAAAAATATATATGTGTGTTTTTTTCTGGCTGGTTCCAACCGTTCATAATAAATCACTTCTTTTTGTGTAGGAATTACATTGTTTAATTGTAAATCTTCTTGAATAATTTTTGCTCTTTTATCATTTTTTAGTTGAATCATTTTAATGACTTTATCTAATGAGCTGGTAGTGCTATTTTTGCTATTTTGTAATAAAAAACAAGTGTATACGATGCTTTTTTTTGGACCCAGGTTTTCGTGCTCAATTACAATTTCTCCAACAATATTTTTATTCGAATATTGGGAAATATTGTGATGAAGAACATTATAAATATACATTTTTTTTGCTAGATATGTGCCAGATTTCATTTTTAGGTCCTGAAATTGTAATTCTCTACCTTGAAAACTTATTTCATAGTATTTATCTTTTATGTCAATTAAATTTCCATCGAGTTCCAAATATTGATCTGGTTTTTTCATCGTTTCAGAATAAGTTACTTTTTCTTCCACATCTCTATTATTAATTGTATGTCGCGGATAATTAAATTCTATTTTTCCTTCTATAAATTTACTTTCATTTGGATAAAAAAATGACATAATATATATAACGGTTATATTTTTCTTATTTTACTAATTACATTTATTACACGCTCCATAAAAATGACACATTGAACACTGTTGCTGTTCTGGATGAACCTTTGTATAATGTTGCTGTTCTGGATGAACCTTTGTATAATGTTGCTGTTCTGGATGAACCTTTGTATAATGTTGTGGGTCTGGATGAACCTTTGTTATGTTAAAGAAGCCGCAAAACATATTTATATGGTTACCTTGTTATCTGATTATCTGATTATCTGATTATATGATTATATTAATATGATATAATCACGCAATTATCAATTTTTTATAAATGAGGAATGTATCTAAATGTATCGTTTTCATACATTGTTACTTGAAATACATCATTGTAACCCTGCACATATATATTATCACCATTCGACATATCATCACAACCATATTCTCTCGAACAACTTTTTCCATTGACACTTATGGGCAGTTTGGTGTTTACACTACCTGTATTTGAAATGGCATAATATTCAAATTTATCCCTACCTGTCACGCTTCTTCTTCCCATTAGTGGTAAAATAAGATTGTTTCCACTTAGCGTTGTCAATATACCCATTTGTTGAAATTCTTGTTCCACACCTCGCGTAGATACATTTACTGGAATTCCTCGAACATCAGAAGAATCACGCGGATGATAATAACCATTTTGTTTTAGCGGAGGACTATATGGATCATTAAAAGGATCGTGTCTTGCAGAAATAGAAGCAAGTGGGTTCATCGTTGCGGGTGCATTAAAAATATGAAATTTATTGTTGTTTGCTAAAAGAGTAGGTTTAATTAAATATAAATATACGAAATATATTACAATCCCCAATACAACTAAAATAGATACAAGTGTTACATTTTCAAGACATATTACTCCCGGAGGACATTTTTTCGGCATATATATTTAAACATATATATTAAAAGTCATATTTTACAGGTGGCAATCCTATGTTTTTAGGTACTGATCTACGAACCGCATTTGGGTCTTTCACATCAGGCCAGTTGCCCATCTCTTGTCCGTGTTTTTTAGCAACCATTTCTGCCCATTTCATTTTTATACCCGACGCGTTGGCAATTCGTTCATTAAAATTATAATCTACCTTTTTTGCGGTTTCTTTCAATACCCCCTTTTTTAATCGAATACATGTAAAACACCGTTCTCTCACATTTTTAGGCCAATATATTATGTGAAAACCAAATAAACTATAGGTATATCCATTCAACATTTCTAACCCTTTTATCGACCGTTCTTCTAACCAAAACAAATCTAATCCTAAAAATGTCTTTAATGACCACATAACTAACCATATAGGTAAATAAAAAATGCGTAATGCGATCTCAACGACATAAAATATAAAACAAAAATACAGGTTTTTTATAAACTTGATTGTGCACATAATGTAAGTTCTCAATAGTTCACCCGTAGCTGCAAATAGATATCCGATTCCTTTGAACCCAGAATTAATACTATCTGTTAATGTTTTGATTTCTCCTGCCAAACCATCTTGAAATATCACTTCTATGCTTGCAAATAAATTTTTAAAACGATTAGGAACAGATTTATTAAATGTAATAACAATATTTTCAAAGTCCTTAATTAATTTTTCAATGCCCTTGAACGGTTTTTGTAATTCCTTTTGAACATCTTTTAATCCACTTGTAGTGTTTTTTGTAGATTCTTTTACGGCTTTATCAGTTGCATCCAATGATTTGGTTAAACCTTTCTTTAATTCTTCAGTTGCCTTATTTAATGTGCCTTTAATTCCATCCAATACTTTATTTATTTCTTTTAAAACACCATCAAATTGTCCCATATAATCTTATAATATCAATATAAATTAATATTATTAAATGAAACTAAATTATTTTACATCCTTTGCTCTTTTGACATTCGGATAAGCACCCACTTCCTGGAAATGTTTAGAACTTTTTTGCATTAGTTTTATTCCTTGTTGCATAAAACCAGGTAACTTTTTAGTAAACACTTCATCGACTTGCGCAGCTTTTGTCGAGACTGTATCTGTTTTCAACCTCACACATACAAAACACTTTTCTCGAATTGGTTTTGGCCAATACATAAAATGATATCCCGTATATTTATACATTAAATAACTCATATCATATAACCCCTGAAATGCTTGTCTTTCTCTTTCATATAGATCAACACCGAAGACCGCATAAGCTATATATAACATTATTCGAACAGGCAAATATAATATTTGTAAAAATAATTCCACCAAATAATAAAAAAAACATCCCCAAATATTATTAAGCATTTTCACAATACATACTAAATAGGTAAACATAAATTCTCCTATATATTGAAACAATTCACCTATTTGGTTAAATCCAAGTCCTATTCCTTTTCCTATACCTTCGATTGTAAGCCCCAGTCCATAAAATACACTACCAACGCCAACGAAAACATTCTCAAAACGACGATCAATCGTTTTAGAAAATTTCACCATATTAGAAAACTCTTTAATTACACCATCTATCCCCTTCGACGGGTCAAATCCTTTTTTCAAATCATCTGTTATTGCACTTTCAATATCTTGCACACTTTTTTTTAAAGCTTTTTCTACAACTTTTGTTGCATCCTTCAAAGCATCCCGTGTTTTATCTGTAAACTTCTTCACGCCATCAAATATTTTCTTAACTTCTTTGTCAATAGGATCTTTAATCAATTTGTTTAAATCTAACGACTTTAAAGCATCTCCGACAGTGCTAACTGCTTTTTTTGCTACAGTTGCCACCTTTTTTGCCACCTTTTTTGTCGCCGTTGTCGCTTTTTTTGTCACATTTGTTGCCTTTTTTGCAATTTTCTTTAAAATTTTTTTGCCTTTTTTGCCTTTTTTGCCTTCTTTAAAGGGCTCCTTCGTATTTATATTGTTCTTTACATTTTGTGGACTATCTTTCATTTTTAATTATATCTAAAATAGGCAAATATAATTATCTATAGAATTAATTTAATTTCTTCTTATATCCTTCAAACTTTTCTACAAAGTTTTCGGCTTTTGATAATAAAGGGTCGATTTCTTTCATGTTATTCATAATATTTCTTTGTAATTCTTCAAATTCAACCATGTCTTTTTTAAGATCATTGTAAAGCTCTTTCTTTTCTTCTTTTTTTGCTGTTTCTACTTGTTCTTCATCTTCATCATTCACTTCCCCCTCAGCTGCATCTGCTAACACCTTTTCTATGTCGTCTATATTCTCATCATTATCGAGTTCTACACCTTCGTCTTCCATAGTTTCAAGCCCCTCGTAAAACATTTTCTTATGAAGCACATATTTAATCAAATTAGCAAATGCTAAAGCAACAAGTAAAATAATAATCATATTCTTACTAAAAAATGACATTAATAACGCAATAATAATAAATACAAACACTGATTGATAATCCTTTACATATCCAAAAAATAAAATATTCATTATTGACAGTAGCGATAAAAAGTATAATAACACTTTACTTTGAATTACATTCTTAAATATTTTGCCTCCCTTCACCATTTTTGTCGAAAGTTTGCTCGAAAGTTTCATTATAACATATAAAAGGAAATTATTTTAAACTTCATCCTCTAATTCATCGTAATATAAATAACCGTGGTCTTTTTCAGAACTATAAATTTCTAATACTTCTTTCACTACCTCTTCACGCTCAATGTCTTTTTTCTCAAAAGTTATATTTGTTATACTGGAAGATCGTTTTCCTTTAAATTTATCTAAAAAATCCTCCAAACCGTTTAGTTCGTTTTTTCTGTCATGTTGTTCTAAATCTCCCGTAATAATTAAACGACTATTTTCTCCTAATCTTGTTAAAAGCATTTTCATTTGAGATACTGTACAATTTTGCATTTCATCTGCTATTATCCAAGCATTTTTAAATGTTCTACCTCTCATATATCCCAACGGTGATATTTCGATTACTTTATCCTCGAGTAATTGTGTTACTTCTTTCGGACTAATAAAACGATATAATATATCATATATAGGACGCACCCACGGCGCCATTTTTTCTTCCAACGTTCCAGGCAGATAACCCAAATCTTCATCTACCGCGACCGATGGACGAGTAAAAATTATTTTTTCAACAGTATTCATTAACATATTTTTAACACCAAATTCTGTTGCAAATAATGTTTTTCCTGTTCCCGCAGGACCCGTTGCTACAATAATCTTCTTTTGTTTCATTTTTAACATTTTTACATATTCGGTTTGACTACTGTTTTTAGGTTCTGTAAAACTTTCGTCTAACCTTTTCTTTTCGTTATGCGATAAGTGATGAAAATTCTCAAATAATTTTTTATTTTTTTGAAATGAAATCTCATTTTCTATTTCTTCATAATTTTGATAATATATTTCCTTTTCGTTCATTTTTTTACTCTTTCTACCTCGTCTTTTTTCATTTTTAGTGTATCCAATATTATCATTAAACGGAATGGCTAAATTATTGGATTCTTCACTTGTCATAATTTAACATATACGACTATTATATTTTGACAAAACAAATACTTTATACATATTTTTAATAATATTATTGAATATATCACTATTCTGCTGCGTATATATTAATAAATTATGTTTAACGAATTACAATTATTTTATTAAAAGGTATTAAAATCTAAAGGGTATATTATTTAGGACCCTCGATGTGTGAACCTTCAAATATCGAACCAATTCTTCAACCAGACGATAACCGCTATGTAATGTTTCCCATTGAACACGATGATGTATGGCAAATGTATAAAAAACAAGTTGATTGTTTTTGGAGAGCCGAAGAAGTCGACTTATCGAAAGATTTAAAAGACTGGGATAAGTTAAATACTGATGAACAAAAATTTATTAAAATGGTTCTTGCATTTTTTGCTGCGTCTGATGGAGTTGTATTAGAAAATTTGGCGGTGCGCTTTATGGGCGATGTTCAAGTTTCTGAAGTAAGAGCATTTTATGGGTTTCAGGTTGCTATGGAAAATATTCACTCAGAAATGTATAGTTTACTCATTGATACTTATATACAAGATAGTGCTGAAAAAAAAATGCTGTTTGAAGCTACACAAAACTATCCCTGTATTGCAAAAAAGGCCAACTGGGCCAAGAAATGGTTAAACGATAATAGGAGTAGTTTCGGAGCCAGGCTCGTTGCATTTGCAGCGATTGAAGGCATTTTCTTTTCTTCTTCATTTGCTTCTATTTATTGGATTAAAAAACGTGGACTTATGCCCGGACTCACTTTTTCGAATGAGTTGATTTCAAGAGACGAAGCTCTACACACAGAATTTGCCGTTCTATTATACACTAAACTTCAAAAAAAACTCAACAAAAAAAGGATTTATGAAATTATTCAAGAAGCTGTTGAAATTGAAAAAGAATTTATTACCGAGTCTATTCCTTGTAGAATGATTGGTATGAATTCCAAACTTATGTGTCAATATATTGAATTTGTTGCGGATCGCCTGGTTGTCCAACTCGGTTATGATAAAATTTATAATTCTACAAATCCATTCGATTTTATGGAACTAATCAGTATTGAATCTAAAGTTAATTTCTTTGAGCGCACCAATGCAGAATACGCATTGGCCAATAAAACAGTTGACGGCGATGTGTTTGATTTTAATGCTGACTTTTAAACATTTTGGCGGAAGTGTGCTACTATTCAGAATATTTAAATCTTATGTTATTCCAGTACCCTTTTTCTTGTTTTCCGTATTTTTCATTCATTAATGCGTGCAAAGTATCTTTAGTGCATCTAATTTCTTTGTTCGTTTCATTATAATAACAATTTGATACATAAGATTCTACTTCTTTCTTATGTATTCGTGATCCTATTCTTTTCTCGAAATATACATTTACTATTTCTTTCAATATCTCATTTGGATTTGGATTTGAATTTGGATTTGTGTTATCGTCCATTGTTCTATTAATTATTTTCGTTTATTGGTTTGAATCATATCAATTTTTTACAAACTTACTATATTAGATTATTCATCATTGGATATTGATTGAACCTTCATCATTCTTTGACTGTGTTACTTTACTATCTGCTACCTCATCGACCCTATCTTTTTTTTCTCCTTCCAAATTATCATATATATTCAGGGTTCTTGCACTTGAATCTGTAGCATTTATATATTTTGGCATCCAAAAATAAGGAATCACCTTCCCATTCCCTTTATAATAACTTTCAAATGTTTTTCTATAATAATATTCTTCTGCTGTAGATGGTAACAAATACTCATTCACTTTACTCATCGTTTTATCACAATAACACGCGATAGTATACTTGGTATCCGGATTCATTGGTATTTCTGAATGAATCTCCATTTCATTATTTAAAAAAGATTCGTAACAATACTCTTTCATAATCGCATACAAGGAACGATTGGTTTGAGATACTCCATCACTAAATGCCTCCTTTTTCCTATACAAAATGTCAGTAGGCAATAATTGTTTATCGAATATTGTATACTCTTTACTAAATGCAGTTCTAATCAAGTGTTTTCCCATTTTCTTTCCCATATTATTCCATCTCATTTCTGGAGGCAACGATAAATAATATAATGTAAATGTTCTATCTAAAAATGGAGTTCGTGGTTCTAAACCGTGTGATGATATACATCTATCTGAACGCAATACATCAAAATGATGAATATTTTTTAGCAATCTCTTACATTCCTTATCAAATTCCATACAATCTGGCGCCATGGAACAATATAAATATCCGCCCATTAACTCATCTGCGCCGTCTCCATTGAAAATTACTTTCGCTTCACTATGTTCAGAAATATATTTCCCGATTAACCAATTTCCAATACTTGCACGCACTGTCGTTGTATCATAACTTTCAATATCTTTTATTACATCTTTTACATGATTGAAAAAATCCTCTTCTTCTAATATTATTTCTGTGTGCGTCGTTCCCAAATAATCCGCCACTATTTTGGCATTTTTTAAATCATCCGACTCTTTCACCCCTATACTGTATGTTTCTAATTTCGGTAACCCATTTATCTTATGATATTCATTCACAAGACTCGCCACCAAACTACTATCTAATCCACCTGACAATAAACACGCGATAGGCCTTTCTGATGTTTCACAACGTTTATATACTGCATCTCTAAAACAATATCGTAACTGTTTCATAATCGTTTCGTGTGAAGTTACAACTGCATAATTTGGGGCAGGAAAAGAGAAATATGACACATTTTGCTTTTCTGGTATCCAACTACAAACTGGTTGTAATACTACACTATATTCAGAATACGTTCCCGGCGTAAATTGCTCTATACTATATTTGTTCTTTTTTGAATTTACTCTTTTATGTATATTTGTTAATGATTTCATTTCACTACTGAAACCATATATATAATCTTTTTCTTGCAATACATTTTTTAACACAGGCATTTCCGATACTTTCCCTCGCTTTTTTTTTAGAATAAACAGTGGTCTTACGCCATATGGATCTCTTGCTACATAAACCTTACCCTCGTTTAGTCTACCATCTAATAAAACAAATGAATATACACCATCTAACATTTGAAGAGTATATTCAATGCCGTATTTTTTGTACATATGAATAATAATTTCACAGTCCGAGTCTGTTTTCATTTCATTGTCTATATCTAGCATTTTACTCAATTTTTTATAATTATATATTTCCCCGTTGCAAATTAACGAAATATTATTTATAGTAATCGGCTGGTTTGATACCGTATTTAATCCATTAATAGCAAGTCGGTGAAATCCGAACATACACTTTAACATAATATTTTTTAATATAGAATTTTCGGGACCTCGATGTTTGCCTTTCTCGAAATCTTCCTCTATAATCGTGTTTGTAAACTGTCCATTGTAGTTTAATAGACAAAATATTCCACACATTGTATCTATTTATAGATAAATCTTTAAGTTTTTTTATAGTTGTATTCCATAGGAATATGTTTCAATTTCTTGATAACACACCCTCTCCTGAGAAAAATGACAAACTCGACAAAAAATCCAAAAACGCCAAGACTGAAGATAATTTTAGCAACAATAAAGAAAAGAAAACTAACAATGTAACGCTTGAAGGATTTAGCCTTTTATCTAAGTCTTTGGGTGGCGCCGAATTTTCAACCAACAAAGTCGAAGGTTTTGATATTGAATCCTCAACAGAGACTGTAAAAGATGGTATTAATAGTCTTGTTGCTCTTTTACCCAAACAAAAAGAAGGTATGTCCAATCTTAAGAAAAAAAGAGAAGGATTTGCAAATATTCTCAGCAAGAGAGAGGGAATGGAAGATAAGGAAAAAGAAGAAGCATTAACAAGCTTTTTAAATAACAAAGAAAACGAAGAAAACGAAGAAAACGAAGAAAACGAAGAAAATAAGGACATTGAAGGAATGGTTACTATGAATATGGACAAAAATACGCAAGTATTTGCTGGTGGCCTTACCGTAGTTGCTCTTCTCCTCGTATTTAAGTTTATGCAAGGTAACAGATAATTTAAAATCACATCCCCACAATTATGTGATTTTAAAACAAAAAATTGATATTAGTTCCGTTATTATTATTGTAGTTAAAAATATATATTCGATGAACGAAAATGGATTAGATCAATTCTACACAAATACAGATACATCACTCAAATGTTATAATAAATTACAACAAATAATAGATATTCACACATTTGACATACTTTTAGAACCCAGTGCTGGAACCGGTTCATTCTTTAATATTATGGACGATGGTAAAAAAATTGGTATTGATATTGATCCAAAAGACAAAGGAATTCTTAAAATGGATTTCTTTGATTATAAACCTATAAGTAATAAAAAATATCTGGTTCTCGGAAATCCACCCTTTGGAAAAATATCTTCTATAGCAGTTAAATTCTTTAATAAAAGTGCTGAATTTGCTGACTGTATTGCTTTTATTATACCAAGAACATTTAAAAGAGTAAGCATTCAAAATAAACTGGATCTACATTTTAAATTAATTTATAATGAAGACATTCCGGTTATTCCTTGTTGTTTTACTCCAAAAATGAATGCGAAGTGTTGTTTCCAAATATGGGTAAGAACAAATGACAAAAGAGATATAATAGAATATGATAAAGAACACCCGGATTTTACATTCGTTAAACACGGCCCGAAAGATACAAGCGGGCAACCGACCCCGCCTGAAAATTGCGATTTTGCACTAAAAGCGTATGGATCGAATTGTGGCGAAATAATAGACACGGATTTACGAACACTGCGACCTAAAAGTTGGCATTGGATTAATTCTAATATTGATCTTGCTACACTAAAAAATAGATTTAGACAATTAGATTATTCTATTTCAACAGATACAGTAAGACAGGACAGTCTTGGACAGCAAGAATTAATACATTTATACAAATTGCAATTTTATTAGAAATTCTCTTTCTTATAGTCTACTTCATAGGTAAGTAATTTTTTCCACAACTCATCACTTTTGGTATTTTCTTTTGAATTTGGGTTACATCTCAACGCATACTCACAACCACGCCCTTTCATATTATCCTTTGTAATTGCACCTAATATATCTGTTGTTCCGTGAGCATATCCACCATAATCAACCACAATCTTATACAATTCTGATGACGGGATCTTCATTATATGTGCTTTACCAAGAGAATTATTCCCTTTATCATACATATTATATGCAACAAATATGTAAAAATCAACCATATGATCTGGGCGTATTTGAACAAAATTTAATTTCGATTTTTTTGCGTGTATAGAGACTTTTATTTCATAATTGTTGTCGTTTTTCATACCGTCGCCGCTTGTTTCATTCTGCGCCGGCCCTATTTCAAGATGTTCCTTTATAATCATTTCAATATTTTTTAATGATTGGGGATTTAAATAAGAACGCGCCATTATGCACATACCAAGTAACGATGTTTGACTCCTTATTTTTTCTAAAAGTTTATCGTTTTTGTCGTTTTCTTTTATTTTCATTTCACTCACCATTGTTTCCAATTCATCTACATTGGGCGGGAAATCCAATGCATTCGTGTCAATACGATTCATCAATGGTTCACATACCATCGGTCCAGGAGCAAGATCATTCATCAAAATTTCTATCGAATTCATCGTGTTTTCAAGTTCATTCATCGTGGTTTCAATTTCATTCATCGTGGTTTCAATTTCATTCATATTGTAAAAGTATAGCATTTATTTCAATTTTTTAGTGTTAGCATATTCAGCAAATAATAAATTATAATTTTATTTTATAATTTATAAAGCATCTATACAGCAAATCGCTTATATATCTCTAAGGCCACCAACCCACCAAATACCTGAGCTACAATATAGGGAACAAGTTCTGTTGTGGAAATTTTACCAGCACCCGCCATTACTATAGAAACAGCAGGGTTAATATGTCCTCCAGATATGTTAGATGCCAACAAAATGACAAGAGCAAGCGCAGCACCAATTGCTAAAGGATTACCAGTTGCCAAAATGACATAAACAAATACAAGGGTTCCCAAAAATTCGACTAAATACTTTTGCATATTTATAAACTACTACTACAAAAAAATTATAATACTGGTCTGTTACTTGGATTTGCTGCTATTTTGGGCGAAGGAACATATCCTCCATTACGAACTCTTTTTAATGCAGTATCTTGTTCATTTCTATTATTATTACTCGTAAATGACATTGCATCTTTAGAAGAATTTAAACTTCCTACACCAACTGCATTCGCTTTTCTTCTTGACATTACAGACGACGCATCTCTATTTCCGCTGTATTTTTTTTGTAAATTTTCACTTACAGTGTTTGCAGTTATCTGGTTCGTTTGAAAGTAATTCCGTCTATTCATTGCAAATGAATTTTCATTTGAACTGGTTGAATCTTTTAATGGCATCGGCGCTACGCCACTCATCTGATTATTTTGAATATTTTTAAGCATACGATACATTTATAAAGTACTTATATACTTTATAAATAGAATATGTTTATCCTAAATTATTTTACATCATCGTAATTTCTTACTACTGCTCTTTGTTTCTTATAGCGAATGTAATCTGAAGAATCAGCTACAAATTTGACATTCGTCGAGGCTGCCTCTACTCCCGAACCATCGCAATTTGATAATATAGATCCCATACGACCTGCTAACCCCGGTTTCGCCGACTTTAATTGATTAGGACCATCACAAATATAGTCTTTACGACTTAGAAAATCGCCTGAATTATTTACTGCACGGAATGGAGTCACTACGCGACTGTTACCATTAATTACACCTACAGCGTTTTCGTTATTCCAAGCACTTCTTAATAATTTTCTGGTCATCGCATCTCCACTATCTGTTTTTTTTGCATTTGTTTGTCTATTTGAAAGAACTACCATTTATATATACTATAAATATATTTATGTTATACCTAAATATAAAAAATATATACTTACTTTAAAAATGGATAACGAAGGTTCTAATACAAATCTGGAAGATAACACGATAACTCTGAAGAATGAGGTTTCTAATAAAAGAGTAGAAGATATTACTCTTGAAATGTTTATGAACAAAAAAACTCTTCATAAAATAAGATCAAACCAATTAGGTGAGACTATTATGTTTGATTTAGATTTAGAAACATACAAACAAGACATTGAAGATATGTTTTTACAATTAATGAATGACCCAAAAACAAACACTCATCCTGATGTCAAAGAACAATTTATTAACTTTTGTAAAGTTACTATTATACAAATTCAAACCAAAGAAGTGCTTAATGCAACTCCTCATTTAGATGAAGATCGCACCACTACTACGAAATCTATTTCTTCCGAACCGTTTCAGTCCTTCTGGGGTAAAGAAATTGTTACCAAAAAATCATAAATAAAATATACTTCTATTATAGATGAAACATACAAATAAAACCAGCAAAAATACAAAAACAAATTGTAGCCCTATGATGAAAAAAACCAGAAAGAATACTTGTTATGATAAGAATTCGTTATTGCTTATTAAAAAAGAATTCAATAACAATCGAAATCATACACATAACCAAATTACTACAAACAATCCGAATCACATTATAAAAGAACTGAAACAAAAAATAAAACATTGCAGTAAAGAGGATTGTTGGTTATCTGAAATCAAAGATCTTTCCTTACGAAAAAAAACGAATGATTATTTATTTGCACCCAAGCAACCTTCTACCTGGAAAAATGACCCCAACTATTGGTTAAGTAATTTTGATATTCTTGATGTCCTCCAACAATACGAAAAAGCTTATCCTAATTTTAAATTTATAGGACCTACCCCTATCGATTTTGACTCCAAACCCTATTTATTAGACAACTCTTGCGTTTGGAAAGATCTGTGTAACATACAATTAAAAGATTATATACATAATAAGATCGATAAAATTGGAATTATATTTAATTTAGATAAACACGACCAATCGGGATCCCATTGGGTTTCCATGTTCATTAATCTAAAACAAAAATTTATTTATTATTTCGACAGTGCTGTAAATCCTATACCTCCTGAAATTATTGCTTTAAAAAACAAACTTTTAGAACAAGCAGCAAATTTGCATCTTAAATTAACCTATCACGATAACTTTCCTATTATGCACCAATATGAAAATAGTGAATGTGGAATGTATTCTCTTTTTATGATTATTACTATGTTAACCGAAAAAGTTGAAAAGAAAGCACTTAAAAGTAAAAAACAAAAAATAAACTTTTTAACAAAAAGAATTCCTGATAATTATGTTTTTGGATATAGAGATATTTATTTTAATAAATAATTTCTCGTTATATGTAAATGGATATTGTATTTGATTCACCACTTGATACTTATATTGACAATCAAAATGTTGTATTAACGGACAAAGTAGAAAATATGTTAAAACAAATTAATAGCAAAACAGAAAGAAGAAAAGTTATTGCTACTATTATTTATACAGTTACAAAGGATAAAAAATATATGAATACACAGAAAAATCTTATTTTTACAAGCCTTAACGATATTCTTGATAAGGTTGATATAATTAAAGATGCCGAAAGAAAGAAATTACAAGCAATAACAGAAGAAGAAGATGATGAGGAAAAACGCAGTGGGAAAATGAATATTAAAATATCCACTATTCTTTCTCCTACAAAAAATTCAAAAGGAACTTTAATTCGAAATATAAATATGAAATTATCAGGACCTCCCCCACACAGTGATATTGACGCAGCAAATACTTATTTAGAAGATATAACAAAATACTATAATATCCTTATGGAAAAAGACGCGAACAAACGTGTACAAGCATATAATAATTTACACGCGGATCAAACCGATCAAGTCATAGATATTATCCCTGCTAATTACAATATTGGTAATTTGGAAAAAACGCCAGATAACGCAACAACCAAGGGGGGCAGACGAAAATATAAACATACAAAATCAATTAAGAAAAAATCAAAAAGTAAAGGTCGTAAAGACAAAATCAAAAAGAAAATACACAAGACATTAAAGAAAAAATCAAAATAAATATATAAATAGTATGGATGTTATATATTTATTATGAGTTTACTTGTGCATAAGGAAAATCAAGAATTATTATGGACAATTGCAAATAAAAATAAAGCGGTTACTATGTTTTTTCAATATATACCTCAACAAGATAGATACACATGGTTCCAACAAATTATTGGTGAATTTTACAATAAATATAAAACTCAACAAATAGGTTCTCAAGACCTTCGATCTATAAACAGAGAAATATTAACATTTATGATTGAAAATGCCAGCTCCTATACAAGTCAATATAGTACCCCCCCGGAAACAAGTAACGAGAACTTAGAAGATACATATAAAAAAGAAAGCAAAAAAGATGATTATATGTCTGAATTTGAAAAAAGGCAACACGCATACGAGAACATGAACCAAAAAGAACAACCTAAAGAGGTGAAGTTTAGCATTGATTTAGATCCAAATAACGAAAGTATGGAAAATTTGATTAAAAAACAACAAGAAGAACGAAATATAGATCTACAAATGTTCCCAACGTCTCGAAACACTAAAAAACTAAAACTATTATCAGAAATTAAAATAGATGCGAAAGACGTAGTTGTATTAGATAGCTTATTAGATGATCGAAAAATACAAATCGAGAACCTTTTTATGCAACAAGAAGAACTAATCTCATATAAACAACACATTTCATATCTTTTAAAAGAAGTAGAAGACATTAAAAAAATACTTAAAAATAAATCAGAGTAATTCTATTATGGAATTGTTGAAAAACACGTTATTCATTAATTTGGAATCAAGAAAAGATCGATTGGAACACGTTACCGCACAATTTGAACAACTCGGAATTACCGCAGAACGGGTAAATGCACGAAAAATGGACAACGGTGCTATCGGGTGCACGCTTAGTCATATCGAATGTTTAAACATTGCTAAAAAAAGAAATTATGAATATGTTTTTATTTGCGAAGATGATATTACCTTCTTGCAACCAGAACTGTTAAAACAAAATTTAGAAAAATTTCAACAAAACTGTGACTTTGTTTGGAATATGATTATTATTGGCGGAAACAATGTCCCTCCTTATCAAAAACTTGCTGACTATTATATTCGCATATTCCAATGCCAAACCACTACTGGATACATTGTTCATCAAAATTATTATGATACACTTATTACGAATTTTAAAGAAAGTGCACAAAACCTTATGCAAACAGGTAATAAAAAGTTATATGCCCTTGATATTTATTGGAAGAGATTACAAATGCAAGACTATTGGTATATGATTATCCCTCCAACCGTTACACAATACGAAAGCTATAGTGATATTGAAAATAAAATGGTGAAATATGACGATCTAATGCTCGATTTAGACAAACAATGGTTAATGGATAGAATCCGTTTGCAAAAAATGCAACTCTAATTTGTTAATTTCAAAAATTGCGACAAAATAGTCTTATTTTTCTCTTGATACGATATATTTTGTATATTTGAAGTATGTTGCTTTTCAAGAATTTTACCCTTATGAATTGATTGTTGATTTTGTAATAGTTTTTCCGCATTTGTCTTTTCCATCGGCGTATAACCGACACCCCGCTCTTGTCTCAACGATTCTACAGAACTATGTATGTGTCTATTGTGTATGTCAGCCTCTTTCACAGAAAATATGGTTTCGTCCTTATGCACTTTTCGTAAATCATCAAATTTTAATTTACTAAAAGGATCACTACACGCATATTCGTCATTATCTTCATCATATAAATTATTACCTCCCCTACTTTGCATTTCTTGCACACCTCTGTATTTTACTAAATCTTGTTGTTGATTTTTTATATTCTCAAATACTTGTCCCATGTTTCCTTGGTTCACAGTTTCATCCACTTGTATTTGCGATTCGTCGTTCTTAAAAAAATCATATTTAGAATAATCCTTTTTCGTAACCATATTATCATCAAATAATTTATTAAACTTACTATTAAAATCCACAGAAGACATACTCGTTATTTCTTTTGATATTCGTTTTTTATGTTCTTCGTTCAAATCGTTTTTCGGAACATATTCTCGTTTCTCAATTCCAACATTCACATTTTGTTTTGTTTGATCTTTACAGAAATGCAATATAGTATCAAACGCCTCTTTATAAAACATAAAATACTCATTTGGTAATTTAGATTTATCCGGGTGTATACGAACCAACTTCTTCTTTGCCATCTTTAAGTCTTCCATTGTAATATTATAATCTAAATCAAACAACTCTAACAATTCTTTGAAAGAATACATTCGTATATCTAAATTATGGTTTTCCATTCTATACTTAAAACACATACACTTTTTTATATATTTTTACAATTAAAGTGCAAATCATTTAAATATAATTAAATAGTATACCTAAATGAACGAAATCGAATCTCAACAAGATTTTAAAAATCTACTTGCGTCTAACCCTGGAACAATTGTAGTTAAGCTTGGAGCAGAATGGTGTGGCCCGTGCAAAACAATTGAAAAAGAAGTCCACTCATTTTTCAACAATGCCCCTGCTAACATGAAGACACTGGAACTGGATGTGGACAATAGCTTTGATATTTATGCAGCTCTTAAACGAAAAAAAATCGTAACTGCCATTCCTGCACTTTTGCTTTATAAAAAAAACAATCGTGAATTAATTCCAGACGATGTCCTTATTGGCGCAGATAAAGACCAACTACAACAATTTTTTAATCGCTGTTTACAATATTAAATTATCAAATACTGACGGAATGGCCGGTGAATAACCATTATCAAAATACTTTATTCCGTATACAGATTTTGATAATTCAATGGTTTCGTTTGTCAATATTGCGTTATTATTCAACGCGGTCATCAATTTATTCACATTCGACGAGTGATTCAACATATGACTGAAGTTGTTTTTATTATATATGAAATCATACAATCCACTATGATATCCAAACCACTCGTAATAACTATTTTTGAATTTAGTATCATCAAGAACTGGTATTAGTTTTTGTTTTATTAATTCCAGAGTATTTATTTCCATCGTATTTGGGGAATTTGAGAATTTTATATAATTACAAAACATAAACTGATCGTCATTCATATATACAAATATATCTGCAAGCATTTTAATAAATGTTTGCAAATGAATAATCGTATCATCTTCGATCTTGAAATTAATAAGGAATATCTTATTAATTCCAGTTGTAAACTCTCGCATTGCAGAACGATGTTGATTTAACTCAGTCCCCTTAAACGTATCAATAATAAATATGATATTCAATTTCTCTTTATAAGAAGATCTACAATATTCGGGGACCATTTGGTAATATGCGTTTGATTTTACACACTTCCCTTCTACATACATCTCATCCCTATTTAATTTACTACCTAATGATATGTACACAAACCCAACCTTGTCTGGATCGATTTGTTGAACATAATGTAACATTGTATACAAGTCATCTCTCGAATTATTCGCGTGTTTCATTTAATAGTTTTAATATTACACATATTAAAATTATTTTAATTATCAATTTTTCTTCGTCGCTTCTTACTTTTCCTATGCCGTCTCTTTCTATTGTGCCCATTTTTTTTTGTTTCTCCTCCTGCCTGTCTTCCTATCCCTAAACTATTTAAAACACCTTCTTGTTGTACATCTTGGACCGGAGGTGTGTTTTGTTGAGTTGGATTTGGTTGATTACTAAATGGATTTGATAAACTAATTAACGGCTTATTTTCCGACGGAGACTCCTGCGCTGGTTCTGCAATTACCACCGAAGGCACCTCTTCTTTTGTATTAGTTACATATTCTCCGGGTTGTGTTTCTTCTACAATAGGCTCTTTATCCATTATAACAGGTTCTCCCCCGATATCTGTAAATGTTGCATAAGCTAAAGTTCCTGCAGTTACTGTTATAAAAAAATATGCAATTAAAGGTATTGGCGCTTGGTTCATTACTTATACTATACACATATTTTTATTGTCGAATTATATCTTCAACCTTTGTAAAATACTTTGCTTTATCGGACGACACCACCTACATTTTCTATTCAATTCAGAACAATGATTACATAACATAGGAAATAAATAATTATATTCGGGAGTTGCCGCTTGAAAATTATGAGCATATCCCTCTATCACATTTTTGAAACAGTTTACACACTTCTTTTTATACGGCGAACAAGGAGTAATATCTGTTGTAAATATTTTTCTATGACATTCACACACATATTTACTTCTCATCAAGAATTAATATTATTTCAGTAACTAATATTACTCAGTATTATTTATTCCTTTTCAATCATTATATTTTTCATTATATTTTTGGCAATTTTCTCTGTATCCTTATTGAAATCATCATTGCTTTCAGGACCAAGAGAATTTAATGTTAATTCGGTTAACAATTTATTTTCCTGCGTACCCATCTGTAAACTATTGGGGTTTTCTTCACACCAATGTGCCAACTGCTGCGAATTTTTATTACTAATTGTTTCTATCGCAGATTTTAACTTCACTTTACTTTCATCTTTTGTCCATTTATCATCGTCTTTGATATACACTACTTCCCGCTTTTTATCTGTGCAATGAAACGGACGTTCTGTTATATCTATATCCTGTAATGCATTCAACACGATTCGAGTTATTCCATTCACGTGTCCTAATCTTCCTGTTTCTTCCAGATCTTTTAACTGCAATCGTAATGTATCTATGAATTCATTAATATTTAATGCATCCTTACAGGTTGTATTTAAAAACAAATTCAAATTAAAATTATTTACTGTATTATTATTTGAATTATGTATGTTATTTACCGTATTATTCGAATTATTCGAATTATTTATGTTATTTACCGTATTTCCTATTTTTCCATTATTGACGGCACTCATTAAGTCATGGTGTTGATACAGAATCGTGTTAATTAACTCTTTATCTATATTATTGACTTGGACGGTCGTGCTACAAGTTTGTTTATGTCTCCACAGACCCGATCTTGAGTGAAGATTTTTTTTACAATTTTTACATTCATATTTTTCTACATTTTCGGATGTTGCGGATTGTTGCGGATTGTTGCGGTTTGGCAACAATATATTTTCGTCAGAAGTTACATTACAAATTTTGGAATGTCTCCACAATCCGCTTCGTGATATATATGTTTTATTGCATTTTATACAACTATTTGGGGTTTTTGTGTTGCGACCTGTTGCCAAATTGTGTTTTGCAGTCAAACAGTGCCGGTTATAGTCCTTCTGGTTGCTTGATTGAAAGTCACAATCGATGCATACTAATTGTTTGGGGTTTTTTGTGGTAAAATCTGTTGCCATTTCTTATAATATAGCAACATATTTTACCCCTAAATCATTTTAACAAAAATACATCAAAAAATGCGTCAGTAACAAACCAAAATAATATTTTGGGGTTTTACTGCATATTCAGGCAAACCCTAAAAAACACAAAAACACAAAAAAACTTTTATAAAAAAAAAATATTTTTTTTTGAAAATGGACATTTATAAATGTCCATTTTTGAAAATTCATCATGGAGTTTTATACGTTTTTTTATTTTTTTTTATAAATATACTTTTTATAACTATACTTTTTACTATTAAAATCTTGGATACTCCCAATCATCGAGCAAACCACCATTTAGAATATTAACAAATTGTGTGTCATCTGTAATACTATTCAACAACTTCTCTTTTTCTAATATAGAAATATTGGATGTCAATTGTTGTAATATAGTATACTTTACAAATTGTGTTTGTATTTGTGTTAGTTCGCGCGCTTCTTCTAAGTTATCATATGTAAAACGCCAGTCAAACCCCTCTTGTCGAATTGAATATTTATCTATATGTTGTCCTACATTCATTGCTGAATGTAGTAAAAAAGGCGTTTTGTTCTGAGCATATACAATAAACAATACGTACAGACTGTTCATCATTCTCTTTATCAAATTGTATATCAGATATAATAAAAAACATATAGATCTTTTTATTATATTGTAAGAATGTATTTACATAAGTCCAAGCTGTCTCTTAAGTGCTCGATTCTTTTCAGTCCACTCATTTTTAAGCTGTTCATCGACTTGAACACCAAAATGGCTCTCATACTCGCCCGGACCATTATAAAACAGAGTTTGTCCATTTCCATAAATTCCGTTATATGAAACCTTAAAATAAAGACCTTCGCGAACTGAACCAACACGATCTTCTCTATATTGAATCCCGGTGGTCGCGTCTCTAATAATAGCACCTGGAATTGCACACGATGCATAAAATTCGGTTTTCTTATCACCTGATTTGGTAAGAATAACGTTGTATGCTGGATCCATCTTCTTCATCTCGTCGATTGCTCTCTTGATTTTTGTTCTGCGGTTTGATACAGAAATCTGGTCTGTGGATTCGATTGACATATTATCGCCCTTACCACCTACTTCAATCCAACCATAATCGCCATCATAAGTTTCTGAATTATCATACAAAGATGAGATCTCGGTTTCATCATATGGGTCAGATGATTCAATATTGAATGTTTCGGGAGCAGTTTGCATCATAATAGACATAATACTTGTATACATTAGCTACTGTATTAATTCTATATCAATTTTTTTAAATATAAAATGTTTTCACATAAAAATGTTTTCACTATATATATTATATACCACGCATAAATGTTAATTCAAAATATAGAATTACGAAAATATTTAATTGAGAATTTTATGGATAAAACACCGAAAATACATCATCAACTTCCAGTTTCCTTAACAAAAATTGATACGCAAGAATCAGAAGAATCAGAAGAATCAGAAGAACCTGAAGAATCAGAAGAATCAGAAGAATCAGAAGAACCTGAAGAATCAGAAGAATCAGAAGAATCTGAAGACAAAATGTATAAATATTTAGATGATGATATATTACCTAAAACTTTTTCATACGATAAAGAAGGAACATACAATCTACATTTATGCGCATTTAAATTTATCGATAATACTATTTATCCATTTTTAACATATTATATGATTAATAATGAAGAATTAGAGTTTCCGAAAGCTTATTTAGATTCCTCTAAATTTGATATAACCACTGAAGAAGACGAAAATAAAGAAATTAAAATAAAAGAGGACGACAATCGAAGACCTATTGATTCTATTATAGAAATGTTTTCAAAAATTGGCGGAAATCAAAAATTGAAGGAAGAGGAGGAAGAGAAGGAAGAGGAGGAAGAGAAGGAAGAGAAGGAAGAGGAGGAAGAGAAGGACGAAGAACAACGGTTGTTTGAAGAACAAGTATTTGAGTTCTTCAAGAGTGTAACTAAATACAAAGAAACTGATATAGATACCTTGTACCGAGGGTATTTGCAAGAAAACAACGATATGTTTTTATTTTTCGATTGTTCTCAAATAGATTTACCTAATTCATATGATCTGGATCTAAAGGCGACTAAAACGTATATGCCAGTGCTGATAGATGATATAATTAACAGTAAACCCGTGCTGAACGTTTCTATCCAAAGTGAGATAACCAACTTATTTCTGCAAAATAACTATTTAACACAAATCAAGGAGTTAGACAATACGGTAGTAGAGACACCTATACGCGTATTTTTGTGTGAAGAAGTAAATGAAGCATATAAAAATGTGTTTTATTCTGATAAAATACAAGAAATAACACTTATAACGAATAAGATAAATCATCCGGCGTTTGATTACATCTATGTGTTTACGGACGATCCTATAAGTGATGAAAATAAAGAACATATAAAATCATATGCGTTGTTTGCAAGAAACGATATTCCAGTTATTACAGAATCAAAAGAAGACTTGACATTGGTACAAGAACATTTAGACGAGTATGATGTGTTGTATTTTATGAAAGATGCAAATAAGTATTACGGTATTCGCACAAGTTCCTATTTTATGGAAATTTAATATTCATATATATTATATAATAGCTATGAGTAATGAAATTTTAGGCGAAGGAACATACGGATGTGTTATCAAACCAAGTTTAAAATGTAAAGGAAGTAAACAAATTGAATATAAAGGAAGAGTATCCAAAATTATGAACAAAAAAGATGCTATAGACGAAATGAAAGAGATGAATAAACTTAAAGATATAGACAATATTGAAAAATTCACTATTCGAACACCAATCAATTGCAAACCTGTGATAAACAACCAATTTCATACTATAGTAAGTCAATGCACATCAGATAGAGTAAATCAAACATATACCAAGAATCCTAACAATTTAGCCCAATTGTTAATAGACGACGGGGGGGTTGATCTAAGCAAATTTTCAAAAAACATTTATCCGAATCTTTCTTTGGACGATCAAAAAGTCTTCCTAACTTCATTTCTACATCTGTTTAAAGGCTTGAAATTTTTTTCAGATAATGATATTATTCATCAAGATATTAAATCCTTGAATATTGTGTATAATGTGTCAACTGGTAAGATTCGCTATATTGATTTTGGGTTAGCTATGTCTAAAAAAGAGTTTATTCAAAAATCTAAATTTAATAAGAACACATTTGCCCAATCTTGGTCTTATTATCCTCCTGAGTTTAGTTGTGCTAACTATAGTTCATTTGCACAGTCTAACCGATCGAAATGTAAGATGTTATACAGAGATTATGGTAGCGATAATGGACAATATAAAATGTTTATTAAAGATTTGGCGGATTCATTTGACAGTTATTGTTTAAGTCTTGCGCTAACCAATTTATTGAAAAGATTGTATCATTCCCCTGGTAATAAAATAAGTAAAGATTTTTTAAAACAACTAAACAGCTTAATGCAATCATACTGCGAATCCGATTTAACAATGAGAGAATACGATTTAGATACATTAATAAAACAATATGGGAAATTATTAAAAAATCACGATATTTATACAAAAGCAAAACCAAAGCCTACGCCAGAAATATTAGAAACCGCTAATAAATTATCCATTGAACTGAAAAAAGAGAACAAGCAAATTAGATGTCCACCGTCTATGCCCGATTTCAATCCTTTTACCAGAAAATGTGTGAAAAAATGCAAAGACGAGAAAGTTCGAAATGACAAGTTCCGATGCGTAAATAAAACCAAAAAGGCGACAAGTAATAAACCCGCAAAAAAATACGTTATATCTAAAGAGTTAGACAATCGAAAGAAAAAATGCGCAGAACTAAATAAAGATTTTAATCCAATTACAAGCAGATGCAATAAAAAATGTAAAGAAGAACAACAAAGAGATGAATTATTTAAATGTGTTCATAAACATTAGTTCCTTTTTATATTTTTCAATCCAACTAACAGGAAAATTATGTATTTCATAGGTAATTCTCCCATCTCCGTTACAATTTTGACAACAACCACAACAAGCCAAATTAGGACACATATAACTTTCTCTTGACAATTCTGATTTGACAATTTCGAGTTGTTCTGTTGAAAGCTTTACTACCCATTCTTTACGAAGAAAGGCTTCTTCGAAATTCTTAATAAAATACTCAGGGAAATGAGTTACAACATAATTTTGTTTTCCAGTATTACTAATATCCTGTAATGTATCTACAACGCATTTGTATTGTTCTCTGGTTAAACCAGCAAGCCAGACATTTTGTTGGGTCATTTCCATTGAATATTCAGTCATCGGATTAGTTGTAGTAAGTGTATCCATCATTTTATTATATAATAATAAAATAAAATAAAATCAATTTTTTAGAATGGAGTTATTTTACACATTTTCGTCTCCTGGAATATCGTCTACAACATAGGTTTCCAAGAACTTAGATATATGTTCTTCACTAATTTCTTCCTGTAGATTTTCTATGATCTCTTCGTGTAACGGTTTTCGGTCAAACATGTCATCAAACGCCTCGATATGCTTATCTATTTTGTCTTTAGAAATTTTATACATTTCATCAACTTGTTCTTGTAGTTTGGAAGATTCTATTTTCTTTGCCATATGTCGTTTTATTTTATCTTTTTCTAACAATGACTGCTTGGTTAGTTCGTCTTTATTTTCTTTCAATGTATTTTTAATTTCTTCTTCCTTTTCGCTTAATAATCGTCGTTGTTCTGCAATGATGGCCTCTTTTTCTTTTACAAGTTCTTCGCTGATTTCTTCTTCTATATTTTCTAATGCTAAATACCACTTGTGACGAGTTTCATTCACACTCACAATCGTATCACAAATATCAGGCTTTCTTAATTGTTCAAACCGTTTTCTTGCCGCGTCATCTTTTCCCTTAAAATTTGTCTTAAAATCTGCTACAATTTTGTCACTAATACTTGGAGAGGTTTCCATTAACCTGTCAAATTCATCTCTACAGTGTTTAATGAATGCTCCTGCGTCTAACCGTTCTTCTGGTTTTTTTGCTAATTCGATACGAATATTTCTTGCGAATTTATCCCAAGCAATAGAGGAAACTCTATGCGATTCGTTGAGCTCCGATATCTTTAAATATTGCTGGATGGTTGTTAAAATACCTATAAAAATATTTAATGAACCTACTGCCATAGGAACATATAGTTGTGTAGACTCCGGAAAACTGGATTGTGCAAAAGAAGCAGTTCCACTTATCGTAGACAATATAATGGCAGGAATAGTAAACCAAGCGTGAAGATTTGAAAAATTCTTATGAGCCCTCATATTTAACCACTTATAACATTGAGCAACATCACACCATTCTACCAGAATCTTTTCATTTTCAGGCGACCATTCTACTTTTGTCCTATTTAAATTATCGTCTCCCGTGGATATCTCTGATGTTACATCATTATTTTCGTTTTTATTCGGCGTTGCCATTATATATTATCTATTATAATTTTTAGTATATTTATACATTAATATGATAAAAATTGCACACAGAGGGTTATCTCATCATTATGTTGATAATTCTTTAGAAGCTTTTCAACAGGCAGTAGATAAAGAGTTTGATATGATTGAACTTGATATACAGCTTTGTTCTAACGATATAGTTGTATATCACGATACTTATTATTTATCTAAACTAATTCGGGACTATACAATAGAAGAATGTAAACAGCACCATATGTTATCTTTGGACGATTTTTTAGAACAGGTTGATAGTCATACCACAAAACTGTTTTTTGACTTAAAAGGCTCAATTGATATATGTGTTCCATTGATAGACAAATTACTAAAATATGATATTTGCTATAGCAATGTATACATATCAGCGTTTAATCGACATCATATTAAGATATTAAGAGAGTTTAGATTACCTATTCACCTCGGATTTACTACTTCAACCATATACACCATTGATGATCTCGAGTATTTAACAAAAGAGATTGACTTTATGTGTGTTCATTGGACAGTTTTGACCCACGAGTTAACTACATACTTACATAATAAACAGAAACTATTGTTTTCGTTTACTGCAAAAGAGTATTATCAATATTTATATATGAAAAAGTTTGATATTGATGGTATTGTTACTAATTTTGAAATATAATAAACGCTTGAATATACGGATACTCATTTGTCTAAAATAGCTTCATAGACATATTCTTTTTCGGTGGAACGGATGGTTCCTGTGTGTTATCTGCCGGTTTATCTGCTGGTTTATCTGCTGGTTTATCTGCTGGTTTATCTGCCGGTTTATCTGCTGGTTTATCTGCTGGTTTATCTGCTGGTTTATCTGCCGGTTTATCTGCTGGTTTATCTGTTGGTTCGGAGATAAGTTCTATAGAATTATTCAAAATAGTATCGTTACCTAAATCGTCGTTATCTGAATCATCGTTGTTTTTTTCATTAATGTCTTCTATTGAGAATGTATGATTCGTGCTTAAATTATCATCCATATCTTTTTCGAAGTAGGTAAGTTTTTCTAATAAAAATTTCCATTGAGCTTTTTGTGAAACATGAAAAAAAGATACATAATTAACATACAATTCTATTTGATCTGCCAACATTCTATTTTCGTGTTTCAATGTATTTAAGAAATTGGAAAGAGAGAACCCGACCTTGTGGTTTTCATAATAATGGTCAATTTGATCAGTGTTCTTGGTAAATTTGGTAGTGAGTTTTTTGACGGTTGCTAAAATAATATCGTGTATAGCAATCACATCGTTTAGCTTGTATTCAGCAAGAGTATCTAAATCTTTATATACAGGAAAAGCATTTTTTTGTAATTCATTTTCAGTATCGGCTTTTTCATTCTCTTGTAAATATTTGAGAATCACTTGATATAGCTTGTAATAATCACAGTAAACACGATTAAATATAAATTTCTTTTTCTCTTCAATGTGGTCTAAATCCATTTTGAACGATTTAAATTGATAATGACACGAATCTAAACAAAATAAAAATATCTTTTTGTTGTTGTTTTTGAGTGTATGTTTATATACCTCTTTTAACTCTATCAATTTTTTTTCAACGCTGATCTTTTTCTTCTGAAATTTTTTTATAATATCAATAATAGCATTAAAATTTTTGGATAGTTTTTGAACTGTATTAATATCTTCCATTATACAATAAAAAAAGATAATATAAAATCAAACACTTAATATATATATGGCTGGATTGCCTATCATCAATAACTATTCTATTTTAAACACTAAAGATTATTTAGAAAATGTACCCTGCAATGTTGACACGCACAATAGAGATAAGTATAATATAAATGATATTGATGTTTCTACTATTACGCGACCTGTATTAAAGCGACAGTCTGCGATGGGTTATGATAATCATACTGAATTATATGAGACTATAGAGATGTTAACATCGGAATGCGAGAAAAAAGATAATAAAATAAGACTACTTGAAGCAGAAATAAAAGATCTACAAAATTTGAAAAACAATTCAATAAAACAACAAGATTAAAAACAATATAAATATGGGTTTCCTTATACTACATATATATATGGAAAGCAAATTACCTGAAAATTTCAAAGGACTTATTGTAGACTTTACAAAAGATCTTACTAATACGTTCGATGACTATAGCTATTTATGGAATAAGTATTATGCAGAAGATGCACCCGAAGATATATTCGTGAGTTTGTTTGAATATAGCAAGACAGTATATCCGCAACGATTTTTTGATATTTTGTATCAAAACGAAGATATTTTCAAAGAAGATGCCGAGGAAAATACTCATTTTTTGCCGAATGTAAGTTTTAAATTGTTGTTTAGTTGTGAAGGAATCACTGAAAATACAAAAAAGGCGATTTGGAAGTATTTACAATTGGTATTATTTACAGTGGTGAACGAAGTAAAAGATAAATCAATGTTTGGAGATTGTGCAAATATGTTTGACGGCATAGACGAATCTGCATTACAAGACAAGTTACAAGAAACGATGGAGGGTATAGGAGAGTTTTTTGCCAAGATTGACGATAACGAGGATATCGATAAAGAAACCAAAGAAAAGATGGAAGAAACGAAGAATAATATAGATGAGATGATGGATGAAATGCCTGATTTGGAAAACATACGTAATAGTTTTGGAGGTAAGATGCCCAACTTGGAAAATTTGCAGGATAATCTGCGTAATATGTTCAATGGTAAAATAGGTTCTCTCGCCAAGGAGATGGCGGAAGAAATCGCCGATGATTTCAAAGATTTGGTGGATGAAAACGATGTTCAGAACCCCCAAGATGTAATCAAAAAGTTGATGCAAAATCCTTCCAAGATTTCTAATTTGATGAAGACTGTAGGTGCAAAATTAGATGATAAAATGAAGAGTGGTGATATTTCTAAAGAAGAGTTAATGAAAGAGGCGTCTGAGATGATGAATCAGATGAATGGAGAAGGAGAGATGGGGGATATGTTAAAAAACCTTATGAAAAATATGGGCGGCTTAGGTAAGAATATGAAGTTCGATACAAATAAAATGGATAGAATGACGAAACGCGAAAGCACTATTTCCAAGATGAAAGAAAAAGTAGACATAAAAAAAAGACAACAAGAAATAGAGTTGGAGAGAATTAAGTTGCAGCAACAGGAACAAATAAACCTTCAGAATGAGCTTCGTGCAAAATATAGTTTAGATGAAACAGGAGAGAATAACTTTGTTTTTAAACTGGATGGAGTAGATGCCGAAAAAACCTTTATTCATCCAGATTTATTGAAAGATATTGAAGAAGAAGAGAAGAATGCGACACAAAAGAAATCTCAGCCACAAAAGAAGGCAGTTAAGAAAAAGAAGAAGGGAAAAAAATAAAGAACTAATATATATGCTTTCAAAATATCTTGATGTCAAAATCTTTTTAGCAAGTCTTGCTTTTGGTCTATTCGCAGTATATATAACTGTTCCAGCAGAAAAAAAGATAATGGTATATCCAAGTCCGGATAATGTAGAAATCTTACAATACAAAGATAAAACGGGTACTTGTTTTTCTTTTCAACAAAAAGAGGTGCAATGTCCAAGGGATAGTTCTAAAATAGAAACATTAAAACCACAAGCTTAATATGTAGATATATAGTATAATGAATTTAGAAAGATTGATCAACTCAGAAACGGGAAAAATGGCAGTTTCAATAGTTTTAGGACTTGGACTGGCCACTTTATTTCGCCAGGCGTGTGACGATGAAAAATGTATTCGATTCAACGGGCCCATTATTGAAGATTTAGAAGAGAAAATTTATAAATATGATAATAAATGTTATAAGTATCAAATGAATTCCGGTAAATGTAAATCTATGAAAAAAACAGTAGACGTACACGATAATAAAGATTCGTAATAAATATACATTCTAAATGGTATTATAATGTATATTTTATGGAAGGAACAACCAGTATTGCAGAACTTCCAGCAAATGATGCGACAAATACAATGACACAACAAGATACTGGTGGCAATTATAACCCCATTAACGTTCATCCTAATCCTTACGGTATATCGGAAAAAAATGCAATTATGCCAAATCCAGAACAAACAATACAACCTCAAAAAACTCCTCAAGAGAATATTTATTTAGATAACAACCCTATGGGCGATATGCCTCAGCAACGATTACCGTCGAGAGATATTCCGATGGATACTACCAAATATGCACAGGACAATCAAGCACAACCAGATTATATTCCAAGACAAGAACATATGAAAGATTTTGTGAGAGAACACGAACATATGAATGTAGACAATGTTTTGAAACACGAACAAAAAAAATCAAGAATTGAAAAGATTGAGTCATTACTAAACGAGTTTCAGACCCCTGTATTAATTGCTATTTTATACTTTATTTTCCAAACTCCTTATTTGGATAAGATTGTGTTTAAAAAATTTTCTTTTCTGAATTTGACAAATATGGACGGTAATTTTAATATATATGGGTTGATAACGAAGAGTCTTTTGTTTGGGTTTAGTTATTATGCGTTTTACACAATTACTACTATGTTGAGTGAATTTTAACAATGAATGTATGGTATGACAAACAAAAAAAAGCTCCCTGGTCTCCTCCAAGTTATGTGTTTGGGATTATTTGGCCAATATTATATGCATAAGGCCTTCCCATTTTGCCCATTCGTAAAATGTTTGACAGTTATAACATATCTATATAATAAAAAATAGTTATATCTTTTATTATATTTTTAAATTAGTTGTCTCATTTTCTTTCTGGTCGCTGTATTATGGTGAACTTTTCACTTTTTCTTGAATAATCGGTCTAATATGTTGGTTGTTTTTTTGTTTGTAGTTCTCGAAGTTCTCGATTTGTTTTGTTTTGTTAATTTCTTCTTTGTCTTAGATTTGGATGGTGTCGACTCTTGCGATTTTAATATTTTTTCTTTCGAATTAATAATTTTATCGTCTTGTTTAAACGGCGAATAATTTAAGAACCACATCTCATACTCCGAGCTAAGTCTGTTATTTTTAAGTTCTCGAAATTTGTTTGCCTTTTCTGCCCGCATACTTTTCAAAGTGGGTTGAGACCCAATACAATCTAACGAATATCTTTTCATAATACCTGAATTGTCGAGTTTATTTTTTTCAAGTATTTTTGCTAAGAATGTTGCGGTACATAAAAGTTTATTGTTGTCATATTGTAGTAAATCTGAATAATAAAATGCCAAATAAAAGGATAGAATAGTATCAATCGTGGCTATATTTATTTGTTGATTCAAATAAGTAACTTTGTTGTAATTGTGACATGCAATGGGTTTATAAATAAACAGACAAGATTCTCCATTTATTTGGAGCTCAATGTGTGAAGGGATAAGTTCTCCAATAGCATTATATTCAATCTTTTTGACATTTGTAATCTGGTGTCGTTCAAGTTCTTCTTCAATAATCAGAGCAAGTTTTGTAGGATTTTCGTAGAGAACATCGAAATTAGGGCCTGTCATCGCTGTATTTTTTTTAGAAGGTTGGTCAAATTTAGAATATACTGTAGCTGCAAATCCACCAAAAAACACCGCCTGATTGTTAATAAGTGTATTTCTGATAATAGGATAATGTTGAGTATCGAGTTTCTTATCACTTTTCAAGGATTTACAGCGAGAATCTACTTTCATAGGAAAATGTTTATTCAATAAATTGAGGCGTTTTAATACCTTTTCCCAACGAGAAACGTCGCCTTTGGGTCTTGATAATTCTAAATACATAGCCATTCGCAAATAATCTGGAGGACAATAATGAATACCGGCAATTTTGATAGAATCTTTCAACATTTTATCGAATAGTCCAACGTGCATGAATGTGATATCAGCAACAGGAATATAATTGACATATACCTTAAATGTCCCCATATGAACACCTGCTTTTGCTTCTACATCATTATAACCACTTTCATAATAAATGTTGGCTAATTCTTTTGCGTCTTCAAGAGCATTGCTTGAGAAAAAATCGTAATCCGGAATTTCAACATCTTTCTTGTAGAATTGATCATATACTGGCAAAATATTGTTAATTGCTGTGCCGCCGTAGCAAATAAGTTTTTTATTAATAATAAACTGTTCTACAATATCCAACATTTTCATTACTTCTTCATTGCTTACTAATTCTTTGCCTTGAATGTTTTCAGTTTCATCTACCGCGTTCCTTAACAAGGCGAGTTCGCACTCCTCAAATGACATATCATTGTTGCAGTTTTTATTGTTAAACTTATTATTTTGTTTTTTCATATATAATAGAATTACATATAAATTAAGATTGTGTTTGTCTTTTTTGTAAATAGTAAACCATAGAACCCATAGGAACAATACCATGACTATTTTGATTAAAAATATCTTCGTAATCTTCTAATTCGTCATCGGCTGCATAGAATTTAGCTGGGAAAATCTGAACACCAAAATTGTGTATAATGTCAATAATATTAGTATTGTATTTCTCTTGATTGGGCATAACCATTTGTATTTTTTCTAAATCGGTTGTTAAATTATTATCATCAATCGCAATGAGTTTTTCAGAAGCATTCATTAACGAATTTATTGTAAATTGGTTTAATGCTTCGCTACCGCTTTCGATATTGATTAAACTTTCTAATAATTTACTATGTTCTTTGTACTCTCTGCGAATTGTTTTGTCCATAACTATAACAACTTTACCCATAATTTCATCTAACCGTGTTTGATTTGTAATATCGCCTTCATATTTTCGTGTAGTAAATACAGTTTGTATATTTTTAGCAACAGCATCATAGACATTTGTATCATTGGACTTAATTCTTAAATGAATAAAGAGAGGATCCTTGTTGTTGGGAGAAGTTTGCGAAAAGGCGTGAGATGAAGCAGAATTCAAAATGTCAATGAGTGCAACACTATTGTCAGTGTCAATACTGACATTCTTATAATCTGAAGACATTGCAACACGAGGACTAAAAACCTCGTCTTCTTTAATATAAAAAATTTCAAAATCTAAAAAGCGGCAACCACGAGACACTACTTCTTTTACCATTTCAGTGCTAACATAATTACCAGATATAGCACTATTTAAAGATGCTTTATAACAATAATCCTTTAACGGGAATTTAGTTGTTTTTTCAGGTAGATTGCGAATTCGCTGTTGATCTTTGGAAGCCTCTAATCTGGATTGGAGTCCAGCAAATTCTCTAAGTGCATCATTTGAATTTTCAAAAGACTCAATCTGTGTTATTCTATTATATTTATAAAAGCGATATGCTATGATAATAATCAACACAGCTATAATAGTTCCCAATAATAAAAATTTATGTTTAAACATTGTATATATATATTATTAAGTAATTAAATATAATAAAAGTATATATTTAATTTAAGCAAATGGCAGGAGGATTACTAAATATTGTATCAGTTGGTAATAATAATCAATTTTTAACAGGAAATCCTTGTAAAACATTTTTTAAAGTTACCTATTCTAAATATACCAATTTCGGATTACAGAAATTTAGACTGGATTATAGTGGATTAAGAGAACTTCGTTTGAAAGAATCGTCTGTATTTTCCTTCAAAATGAGTAGATATGCAGATTTATTGATGGATACTTATTTAGTAGTAAAATTACCTGATATATGGAGTCCAGTATGGCCACCTACAACAGAAACCACATTACGATGGGTTCCCTATGATTTCAAATGGATTGAAAACATAGGTTGTCAAATTATAGAGGAAATCGAAATAACATGTGGTTCAGTCGTATTGCAAAGATTTAGTGGTGAATATCTGGCTGCTATGATAGAACGAGATTTCTCAACAGAAAAGAAAAAATTATTTAATGAGATGTCGGGTAATATAAATGAGTGCAATGATCCTGCAAACGCGTTTGGGAGATCAAAGACTTATCCGTCAGCGCAATATACGAGTTCGGCGTTGGGTGCTGAACCATCGATCAGAGGAAGAAACATTTATGTGCCCATTAATACTTGGTTTACAATGAATAGTAAATGTGCATTTCCATTAGTAAGTTTGCAATATAACGAATTGCAAATTAAGGTGACATTGCGTCCAATACAAGATTTGTTTGTAGTAAGAGATCCGTATGATCCAGATAATAATTTTCCTTATGTGCGACCCGATTTTACACAAGATCGATTTCAAATGTATAGATTTTTACAAACACCCCCACGAACATTTATACAGCCAGACCAATATGAAAATAAAATATCCAACTGGGATGCAGATGTGCATTTGATTTCAACTTATTGTTTTTTGTCAGAAGAAGAAATACGCAAATTTACAATGCAGGACCAGGTGTATTTAATAAAAGATATATATCAATATACTTTTCAAAATATAACAGGAAGTAAGAGGCTAAAGGTGGAAACAAACGGTATGGTCTCCAGTTGGATGTGGTATATGCAACGTAATGATGTGAAATTCAGAAATCAATGGTCAAATTATTCGAATTGGCCTTATCATTATCTACCAATGAACATTACTCTGGCGGATATAACCATTCCCTCTGATGTAACAGCAGTTGATGTATCTTATGGACTGGGCATTCATCCAAATACAACAAGTGCTGTAAATAGTGGTATTGCTGTAACAGGAGACTTTCAGACAGTCAACAGAAAAGAAATTTTAGAAAGTTTCGGTATTTTATTAAACGGAGAATATCGTGAAAATATGTTTCATCGAGGGATTTATGATTATATAGAAAAATATACAAGAACGCCAGGATATGCAAAGGAAGGACTGTATTGTTATAATTTTTGTTTGAATACAGATGCGCAAGAGTATCAGCCAAGCGGGGCTATTAATATGAATAAATTCAAAAATATAGAATTAGAGGTAAATACTTATATACCCACTGTAGATGCATCAAATTCCAATTTAAATATTGTGTGTGATTTGTGTGGAAATGTAGTTGGTATTCGTAAAGCAAACTTTCAGTTATATGATTATAACTATAATTTGACACTTTTTGAAGAGAGGTACAATGTATTGTCGTTTATCGGTGGAAATTGTGGTATGATGTATTCAAGGTAATTGGGAAATATATTAAATTTATTATAAGTTAATATTATATTATAATAAGTAATGAAAAATATAGTTCCTGAAAAATCAGATAATGGAACCTTTAGAACAGATAATAATAATAAAATTAATGATTCTTTTCAGACTAAACAGATGAAAGAAAGATTAAAAAATATAAAGAAAAGGAAAATGAAAAATAATTTTAAAAATATAGAAGAATTCGACACTTTAAAAAACAGTGATAGTGATAGTGATAGCGACGAAGAAGGAACTGATAAAGAGAGAGGACCTCCTAAAAAACAATATTCTAAAGACAACCCTGATGAAATTGAAAAAGAAGACGAAAGCCCAGTAACGATCACTACTTTATTGAATAAAATGTTTGAAATTTTACAGACACCGTTTAAAGATAAAATGAAAGAAGGAGTTAGATTCAACCGAGATGATTACGAAGGATATGATAATGTGAAAGAGGGACAGCGATCTCAATATGATGTTCGTGCAATATTAATTGCATCTATAGAAAAAACATATAATCGCATTAACAAGATCAATACTATAATCGCAAAATTTGTTTTGAATTTATTGACAAATGGACGATATACCGAAAACGATTTGATTGTAACTCGTGAAAATATTGTATGGATTATGTCTATCTTAGTGGCTTCATTTGCAGTAGTAAATTGGTATTTCATTCTCATTTATACTAAAGATCAAAAAATACCATTATTTAAATTTTCCCGAAATAAGTTATTACAGATGACTGTTCACGATGGCGATGAAAATTCCAGTGATAGTGGTCCGGCATTCGCCAAATTCGCGTTTTGGGTATTTGAATTTGCAGTGGCATTTTTTGAATATTTTAACGATATATTCTTATTAATAATACCATCTATAATGCGATTCTTCTTCAGTGGCAGAACCAATTATGTAATTCTATTTTTAGTATTGATTTATTGTTTTAAAAATTTTGCAAATGCGTTCAAAAACTTTTTAATTGGACTCATTGGAAATACAACGGATAACAAAATTATTAATATGATGTATGGATTATTGATGGTATTATATGTTATTTCGTTAGGGACAATTAATTTCACAGGAACTTTTTCTGTAGATATGCAAACAATTACTGACTACATAGGTGCATTTGCAAGTCCTATTACTACTTTTATAAAAATGATTATTCGTTTTATGGTAGTGATGATTGTAAGCGTTCCCGCAGGAGGGTTGGTGATAGGCGGTATATTTTTGTATTATTCTTTCTTTGGAATAGTTCATTATCAAGGATTCAGCGAATTTATGAATACACTGAAAGATATTATCCGACATTGTAACGAAGATGTGGACACTTACAGTAAAACTACATATTGTAAAAGCAGTTTTTTCCATCGTATGATGTTAATGCTTGTAAATATTATCAAAATGGTTTTCAACTTAGTTTGGAATTTCATTACGCCTTTAACGTTAAGTATATTCTTACTGGTCAGCGCTTCTAAGAACTTTGATTTATTATCAAGCGTAAAGACGGTTGTAGACGAAAGACCATTGAATATGTTAGTGTCTGTATTACATATTGTATTTGGAATATTAGTCATTGCCTACATAGTAATAACACAACTCATTTATTCCCCTGGATTCCAAACATTAGTTGGTTGGAAGGATGTAGAAATTCCTCATTTATTCAAGGAGACGATAGACGAAACTGATATTGATGCATCTCGCATAAAACAGGTAGAAAAAGCAGAAGGTATGGCAAATCACTCTAAAAACAAACTTGATGCAGACACTTTATTTGACAGTTTTAAACAAATGATGAAAGAGACATTGGTAAAAGACGACACGCCCGACCAAAATTAAGAAAAATTAAGAAAAATTATCCGAATAACACGCAACAATTAGTGGAATGGTTAGATATATAGAGACTTTTCTTTCATAAAATATTAATTCGTAGAAACATACTTAAATATTTTTACACGTATTATATCAATGACAAAGAAGCGCCCTTTTGTATCTGTATGCACCCCTACATTTAATAGAAGACCGTTTATTCCGATCACTTTTGAATGCTTTAATAACCAAGATTATCCGAAAAACAGAATCGAATGGATTATAGTCGACGATGGAACAGATAAAATTGAAGATCTAATTTTAGAATCAAATATTCAACAAATTCGATATTTTAAAGTTGACAAAAAAATGGCATTAGGAGAAAAACGAAATTTTATGCATTCAAAGGTGAAGGGTGATATTATTGTGTATATGGACGATGACGATTATTATCCCCCAGAAAGAATAAGTCATTCTGTAGAAACACTTCAAAAAAACCCGGATGCGCTATGTGCAGGGGCAAGCGAGATTTATATTTTCTTCAAACATATACAAAAAATGATTCAATGTGGTCCTTATGGTCCAAAACACGCAACAGCTGGAACATTTGCATTTAGAAAAAAACTATTGGAAACTTGTCAATATGAAAACCACGCAGCAATTGCAGAGGAAAGAGCATTTTTGAAAGACTATACTGTTCCGTTTGCCCAGCTGGATCCACTAAAAACAATATTGGTATTTTCACACGAACATAATACTTTTGATAAAAGAAAGATGTTTGACAACGCCCATCCTCAATTTTTTAAAGAATCCCCCAAAACAGTAGATACATTTATACGACAAAAAAAGGAACAAAAAATCAAAGAATTTTTCTTACACGATATAGATGATAAATTGAAGGTGTATGAACCAGGAGAAGCTAAAAACAAACCAGATGTATTGGAGCAAATTAAAGAAATAGAGCGAAAGCGAGATGAAATGATTAAGCAAGAAATGGACAAGCAAAAATCAAATGGGCCTATTATGATTCAACAGCCTGGACAGCCGCCAACGCAATTATCAAATCAACAGGTTGTTCAAATTATGCAAAATCAGGTAAATGATTTGAACAAATTGAATAATGAAAAACAGCAGATGGAGATTATGTTAAAGAATTTACAAGAACAGTTAATGAAAAAGACCAAAGAGTTAAAAACAGCAAAAGACAGTATTAAGAAATTACAGCAGGAATTAACAGAAGAAAACAGACCAGCGAATGTAACAAGAATTCCTATTGAAATAGTAGATGAAGAGGAACCTCCAAAATCGAGATTTGAGCCAGAAGTATATGTTCAAATTGACGAAGAATGACCGCGTCTTTCTCACATAACATATCTAAATTGATAACTGCTCATTCATCGCGACTTATACACTCCAATTCACAACCGGTATCAATACCATAAATCGTATCGTCCATAGACCACCCGTTTTGTTCTAATATATCGTTATTCGTGTCATCACAATCACTTGTGTAAGATTCTTCTTCATCGGGGTCTAAATAAAGAAGGCGGTGTATTTCTTTTACTTCTTCTGCTGTATAACTGTCTTTGTTACAAATTTCATCATAATAATCACAACCACTATCTAAACTTTCTACTGAGACTCCTGGATAATCATTCAAAATGAGACTACTTTTTTTCAATATTTCTTCCTTTTCTTTATCTGTTAATTCAATTTCAAATGTGCCCCAATAAAAGTAATTTGTTACTTCAAACCGAACACGTTTTCCATTAGACAATACATTATTCCATTGTTCTGTTTGATATGTGGACTTTTTACAGTCAGCCGTTAGATGATAAATATGGATGTTGTTTTCATTCATAATTATATAATATAAACAAATTATCTTTATATTATTTATTCAACCGTGCCAAGTTAGACACCACCGCCGTATGTACATATGTGAGAAGGGCGGGTTGTTATTTTATTCTTCAATTTCTTCGAGATCTTTCTTTATATTTTTATCTAAATAACGGTAAATTCGCTTGATATCTAATTTACCAATATTGTAATTTTCGAACAAAGTTTCTATTTCTAATAATAATTCTGCATTATTTGAAAAATCAGTTTCGAAATAGAGTCTTAATTCTTGAAAAAAAGCAACCACGTCTTTCTTTTCCATTTCCAGTTCTTGGCATAAATTAAATATAAATAAACTATTGTTGTATTCTGTGGAATATTTGGTCAATACTTTTGTAAACCTTACTTCTTGTGGTTGATATGTATTCTTATTTTCAGGAAAATTATCGTGATAAATCTTATTATTGTAAAATGTTTTGATCAACGAACTCATTTCATTAAATTGCCATATTTGGTTTTGAAAAGTAATGCGATCAATATAATCTGCAAAACAAGTTGATTTCAATATTTTACAATAAACAGGTATTACTTTTTTCAGGGGGTAATTTTTAAAAGTGTCTACTATATTTTCGTGCCATAATAGAGCAATAATGGTTCTATCAGTTTCATTCATTACTTTATTGTGACTATGTAACGGATAATGGTTGTTAATTAACATTTTGGTAGTATTTTTTGCATCATCATTAAAATTCTTAATTTTGAATATTTCTAATAAATTATCATCTATTTTGTCGTTATTATTTTTAATTAGATCAAACACTGTATGAAGTTTCCTGATATCCCCCTGAGAATAATCAATAAATACTTGTTTCGAAATGGGTTGAATATTCGGATAATGCTGTAACACTATCTTCCCGAGTTGATTCGTTGTTGGAGTTTTCAATTCATATGTATTACATACTTTCATTAATTCTCTTATTTTTTTATCAATATAATAATTACCGATACAAATAATCGGGTTTTTGGTCATACTTTCTGCCTTTTGCTTCCTTGTTTTCTTTTGTCGAATAATTTTAATAAGCGCATTAATGCCTCCTTTATCCCCATTATTCATACCGTCAATTTCATCCATAATAATAGCTATTTTTTTCTCTTCTCGTTTCATCATATTTAATACATTACGATTCGATATATTATTACTTGTAATAGTTTCTATAAGAGATTTATTACGAACATCTCCTGCGTCATATTTTATAATATCATAATTCATTTCTTTCAAAATATTATTTATAAAATGTGTTTTTCCACTTCCTGAAGACCCATATACATATATTCCTTTTTTAAACATTAAATTATCTGAATTTTCGTGGAAATTATGTAAAAATTCTTTTATTTTCTTCTCTGTTTCTTGTCTCTCCAAAATAATGTTATAACTCATATATTTACTATAACATTATTTATTTATATATTCTTTTTGACGAATCATTTAGAAAATGCACTGAAATCCGCAGTAATAGGCATATAATTCATTTTATCTTCTGGTTGGGATAATTGTCCGTAACGAGAATACACATCATATTTTGTAGACGACGATGGTGTTACTTGTGTGTTAGCAGTTGCATTACTGGGGGTTGTTGTAATATCTTGTTGTTGTGACGCAGCCACTTGTGTAGGGGTTGTAGATAATACATCTCCAACAAAGTCACCTGTTTTTGAAGCAACATTTCCAATCACACCGCCAGTATATTCTGCGCCAGATTTAATTGCAGACCCGGTTTCTTTTGCTGCATCGCTGACAATATCTACCCCCGGTTTAACCAAATCTGCGGCACCTGACCCTGCTGCCTTTGCAACATCAACGGTTGTATCTATACCTTTTTCTGCGAGTTTTCCTGTAGTTTCAATTGCTTTTTCTCCTACATTACCAACCACCCCAACCGTGTTTGAAATAGGATCGCCAGAAGTATTGTTAACTAAAGTATTTCCCTTGTTACTTAAAGTCCCCGAACCGCCGTTTCCTCCACAAGATCCACAGACACCTGAAGAACCTTCGCATTTGGGACAGCTGGGACAAGCAGGACATATCGGAGGTACTATTTTTGTTTTTAGTAAATAATCATCCATATCCCCCGAACAACTTGTCCCTGTATCAGAATCAGTCATTGTTCCAGAAGTAATTGTGACTGTATTTTGAGACCCAGAAGGAAGCGCCCCTGGGGCTGTCGATGAGGGGTTAGTTGTTAAATCGCCATAGTCAACGCCCTTTTTAGTAAATCGTTTGACATTCTTCAAATCATATTGACTTGTGTTGATGTCTTTTAATCCGATCAAAGTAATCATAGAAGTGGTTCCAGAGGGAACATATACAACTAATAACTGTCCACACGCATCGACTGCGGTAATTGTGGTATAAGACATATTTGCTAAACTATTATTTTCATCATACTGATTAGAAACGGTTCCAGACACAGCTACTTGTTCAACGGCTCTATCTCTTTTATAAATATTCATTTTCTTATCATTGCCATCGCCTTGGAAAATGATCAAATTTCCATTGGACATATCATAACTGACATATTTACTTAATTGGAAAATTTTCCTGGTATTGCTGTAATCTGTATTTAATACTTCTGTATTATTATTTGCGTCGGTGTCATTCACATAGGAAGTTAACTCTGATAATTGTGTATCATCGTATGTGCTTCCGGTTTTAAATTCATAATTGTTTGCTGTATTTCCAGACCCAAACATAAAAGAGGCAATCTGCTTCTTATCTGTTGTATTCAGTAAATGAATATAAGTTTGATATAAGTAAGGAATATAGAAAACAGTATATTTATCGGTGTTCGCACTTTTTGATTCATAGGCTTTTGAAGTCATAGATTTTTCTGTAACATTACTGCCGGTAGGAATGACATTTTGTGAAGTAGATACAGTATATGTGGTACTATTATTTCCAATACGAGGAAAAACAGTCATTTTACTAATAGTATTACCATTTAAATCGACATTTCCATTATAAGTCGTCGAATCCACTTCGATTAAATTCGCATTATATTTATCAAAGAACAAACTATCGTGTAACTTAATAGCAGGTTTCGAAGTTGAATATTGAGGAATAATAACATCGACTAAACTATTATTTGTATATCCAAAAGTTACAAATCCTTCTTTCGGTGCACAAAACAGTATCACTACGATAAATAACAGTAATAATATTAAGAATATAAATGATTTTGGTATGCCCATTGGTTTATACTATATACCCGGAAAAAATTGAAAATAAATCTATTTTATTAATTTATTAAATAATCCAATGTCAGTTATATTAGATCGTGATCCTTACCCCACTTATAAATATCAGATTTGTTTAGATGAGGTTGGTAGAGGATGTTTGTTCGGAGATGCATATATTGCCTGTGTAATTTTACCTAAAGAACCAACTCCCTTTGATGGAACAAATATTAAAGACAGTAAAAAATTCTCTTCTAAAAAAAAATTGAAGCAAGTGGCTGAATATATCAAAGAGAATGCATTATACTATCATGTTTGTCCAATTAATGCCGCTGACATTGATAAATTAAATATTCTAAAAGCTGTAATGAAAGGTATGCATATTTGTATTACCTCGGTGTTTGAAGAAATTAATAAAAAGGAATCCATTACATATAATGACTGTATCGCTGTTGTTGATGGTAATTATTTTACCCCTTATGTAAAATACGATGAACAAACGGACACATTTGATGAAATGCCCCACGTAACGATTGAGAAAGGGGATGGTAAAATTATGGGAATAGCCGCTGCAAGTATATTAGCAAAAGATGCAAGAGATAGTTATATTTCTGAACTATGTGATACTTATCCGATATTAGATGAAAGATACAACCTACGAAAAAATGTCGGATATGCAACAACCGCACACCGAGAAGGAATACAATCTCACGGTATATGTCAATGGCATAGAAAAACATTTGGTATTTGCAAAGAATCAACTTCATATGTTATAGAAACAAACACAACAAATGAAGACGAAGACGAAGACGAAGACACCGACGTATGTGAAACTTGTCAAGAAACGGTTGATATGGATTATATGACTTTATGTGAGCGGTGTGATAAATCTCAATGTGATGATTGCGGAGGAGATGGTGGTGATTGGGGAGAAAATGAAGTATGGGTATGTAATGAATGTCTACCACAATGTCTTGAATGTGAAAACACATTAAGATGTGCTGGCGATGAATGTTGCGGAAAAGGAAGAACAGATAAATAATAACTTACTATTCTACAGAATTTGCCCTTATAATTTCTTTTAATCTTGGAAAAAAAGCCATTTTACCCAATAGTTTATCTTTCTCTTTTTTTATGAATTCAATTCGTTGTGACCACCAGTCTTCTTGAATCGCAGTTTTGATTATTTCATAAGACTTTTCAAAATCGTTCATATCTAATTGCACAAATGCCTTACTGTCTATATAGTTATTTACATTAGGACAACCGTAATAAAAAACCAAACTTTCACATAAAATGGGCTCCCATAGTTTTTCTGTCATAAAGTTCTCTTCGTAGTTATTTTCCACCATAAAATAATATTTATACGGTATTAACCCGTCGCCTTTTTTGGTGCTCGCCATTTCTCCTTGATAATGAACAAAACCCATTTCGGAAACATTCCCGAAAATATGCATTGGTATATCTCGTTTGTTCTCAAGAAAATGCAAAAAATCAATTCTTGCAATATGTCCTTCGTCAAAATACTTATTACTCGTTACACAAGACATAATATTTTGTTTATTATATTCTAATGCACGCAGTTCCTTTAATTTAATATCCATTTGCCAAAACACATTGTTATAAGTATTTGTTTTTCTACCAATAACTGCCATAAATTCACTTTCGCTGGGTTCTGCCCATATACCCCACGATTTGACACCCCACTTCTTGGTTTTATCATTTACCCAGGGCTCCATTTGAAATACAATGGTCTTCTTTTTATCGAAATAATCGTTTGTACAAGGGTGATTAATAATGACATAATAGTCTATATCAAAATCTTCCCACGTAATTTCTATATTTTCCCACATATAGTCTTCGGAACACATATTTTTCCACTCATCACATAACGTTTTAGAAGTGCACCAATTACATAACATTTTCACGCGAATTTTTTCATATTTTTCTTTAGGATATGATTCTTCATAATGATTTACAAGGGAATGATACATACATTTAAATTTATGTTGGGGGTTTGTTAATATCCACCATTCGGCATCATGTCTGTCTGTAGTTTGTATCGTTCCTAATGTTTGCATATAATTTGTATTTGCCCACCAATAATTTCCACTAAAATGTGGTTTTATAGTTGGAGATACACAATAATTACACCCAATCGCATCATATGTTTCTAAATGAGAAATGCAGCTATTTTGTTGTTTCACTAAAAAATACATCATCATATTTACCCAATCTTGAATAAGTTGGTTATCTTCTCGCAAAATTCCCTTGGTATGAATATATAGCACCTTACTATCTGGATTCAGCAAACTAAAATAATAAAGAACATTGATTGTCTTTAATTCGTAGAGTCCAATATTTGAAGAAAAGTTAACAACCACCATATTTTTATATTTGCTATATAGTGTTTCGTCAATCAGATTACCCACATTAATAATAAATATTTTATGATAAGAGTCTATTTTTCCATAGGACTTCAATATATCCAGAAGTCTATCTAATATAACTAATCCTATCTCACTAACATTACAACTATGTATAAAACAAAACATCCCGGGGTCGTATTTCATTAATACTTTATCTAAATTGACCGGAGGTGTGCGTATATCATACCCCAACTCTTTCAAACAAGATCGTTTCACATATATTCCGTCATTTTCACCGAAATAAGGAGACGGGCGCAAATATAGAATATGTGACTTTGTAAACCCTACGGTATTAAATCCAGCAATCGCATCATTTTTATGAATCATATATTTTTTCCGCACTAATGGATAGGTATTTGTATTTACATCGAAATCAAATTGATCCATTCCTTTTATAAAAATATAGTCTTGGTCGTCTTCTCCAGGTTTGTCAAACTCTTCAAAATGAAACCCATCATAAATGTTTTGTATATCACTATCTATTTCTCTTCCGTTTTCATTCCATTCAGAAAACATTAATTGAGGAACGCATTCTACGCTATTTAATGAATCTAAAACCAGATTTAAATAATCGATTCCGTGTCGAATACCATGCAGATCAATATATTCGATCAGTTTTTTCGCACCAATTTTATTGATAGTATAACCGAAATATCCCCCAATATAAAGCGCTTTATTTAATGATCGTATGTCAATAGAAACATTTTCTTGATTATATACTGATTCTACCTCCCTTCTATTATCTGAATACATATGATAACCTAAAAACATAAATTCGTGTGTGTGCATGTTTCCTTTTATTTCTACAAAACGATCGTGGAAATTATTTACAAACTCTACATCATCTTCCATAACAACATAAAAATCATTATGTTCGTCTTCTAATAAACTTTTCCAGAGGTTATAATGAGATAATGCACATCCTATAACGCCTTTTCTATTACCAAAATCATTTCCGTGAAACAAACCGGCTATTTCACTTGTAGGTGTAATTATATTTCCATCAACCGCTTTGATGAATTCCCAATGTTGAATATTATGTTTATATAACATTTCTTGCATTTTTTCTTTTCTATCTGTGCGTTTTTCCAAATTTATGATTTTAATATAAGGATGTTCATCATTAAACTGTTGTTCATTATTTAATGCATAAGAATTAGGTTTATCTGTGTTTCTTTCCGTAGTTAGTCTCCCTGTATGTTTATTCGTAATTTTATTGAAAAAAGCACTTTTGTATCCAGCCGCTACATATTTGCGTGCATAATCCATCTCGAAAAACTTATTATTACTATCAAAATTACCAAGCTCAATGATTGTTTTTGCTCGGATAATTGAAGGACGAAAACTATAATGAGGCCAATAATGACAGTTTAAATAAGGATAAAGTCCCTCTTTGTTTTCGTGAACAACAATATCTTCGACATTTGTAGGTAAAGACCCACCTATTTTGTAGTCATCTATCGTTTCTGCATAATTTTTATTAAACAACAATTGTTGTATAGAAGGATCGTCCAATTGTTCCATTTTTGCAATCGTTGTTTCCAACGATATTTTTTCAAAAAACAGAAAATCATCTTCTATGTGAATCCAATAGGTTGGTTGTAATTGAACCAGTTTATCATAAATAATATTCATGCTTTTAATATGCCCCTTTTCTTCACACGTTTTCATATAAAACTGCATCCACGGAAATAATGTTTTCATTTGTTCTCTATCTTCATCACTTGAATTGTCGTCTACACAAAACCAATAATCAACTTTATGTATATCTGTTATCTGATTTAATATACTATACACGGTGGGTTTAAATAAATCCAAACGTTTACAAGTTGTAAAACTTAAAAAAATACGAGGCGTTTCGGTCGAGGTATGTGTAAATTTTCGTGGATAGGTTAATACTGCGTTGTGTTTATCGCATAAAATATCCCACAGTTCAATAAATTCGGGTTCTACTTGTTTTCCATTTTTATTCAATAAACTCATTCTGTCGTTTAGTTTATGAAAAAGATCTAATGAACACTCTTCGTATAAATGGTTTTTGTAAAATAACAAGTTTTTATAGACTCTATCTAATAATTCATCTTCTATAATATTGTTCTCAATAATCTCTTTGCACGCATTATAACCTACCTCGGTTTTATCTGCATAAAACGCACTAATGGAATAATAGTATTTTAGATGATCATTATATAGATTCGAGAACATAAATAGCTTCTCGGTTTGAGGAATAGAATAGTTCTTGTATTGATGGTATAAACTACATACAGTACTATGCAAACCATTATTCATAGCTAACTCACACGCAAGAACAACGCCCTCTATTCTCTCTTTATCGTGTTCCCACGACATTAAATAATACTTAAATTTTGTAAAATTATCAGAATGTAATTTCCCAATCATTATGCAGGCATAATATTTTTCTTGTGCCCAATTATGTAAGTTAAGCACTCGTTCATACCACTCTATAGCAACACTGTTATATTCATTTCCTGCATCTTTAAAACTTTGGGCGGCATAAAATGCATATCGACAAACAAGAGAGTAATCGTTTGAAACAACAGCAGCATCGTATGCTTTTACAAGAAGTTTAGCATCTTTTATATATTTATCCGGGTCTTGGCTACGACTTCCTGTTTTTCCGGATTCAATATAATAATCCCCTTCTATGACAGATTCATTGGTGCTTATTTCGTCTGTTGCCAAATACTCGTGCAATACACCAATAAATCTCCACTTTTTCTGATTGTTCACAAGTAATGGACGGTAATATACAAAATTGTTACCGAACTTTAGATTATACTTATCATAAATTAATGATTCTGGTATTATCAAATTTCCACACACTTCATCATCTGCGTCAAAAATAAATAAATAATCGGATTTCCCATATGCGGCCTGTAACGCCATTGTTCTATTTGTTCCAAAATCAGACCACTCATGTTGATGTAATTCCCCTTTAATACAGTGACTATTAAAAAAGGAGGTGATTAATTCTTGCGTGCCATCAGTAGAACCAGTATCGCAAATGACATAATAATCGAAATGGATTTTGTGTATTAGATCGGTTAACCGTTCTACAATTATATGGGATTCATTTTTTACAATCATGTTTAAACATAATTTAGGAAGAGTCCCCATTTATAAGTTATTGTTGTTATTATTTAAACTTTTTTTATCACTATATATTAATTTATAATGTCTTTTACAAGATTTCACGATGATAAACATAGAATTAAAAAACAAGTGGAAGAATCTATATATGCAGCAGATTATTTCATAAATACACCCGGTCCAGGAGTCGATTTACCATATATGGAGGATGCGCATATTAGACTTCAAAAATGGGGAGGCAATCTAAGAAATAATTCTACGAATATTGAAAACGATTTAAGAGGAATAACGCGTAGATTAAATAAGGACGAATTAACACACGAATATAAGAAAACGGAACCTGTATCCTCACAAATGAATTATAAATCTCAACAACCTATTACAGATGAATCAAGAGCATCACACCCCGCTTGGATGTATAAAGATTTAGAACAACCTCGCTGGGAACACCCAATGTTAAACCCTCAAAATAATTGGGAGAAACCCTTTGATGATAATGTGCATTCAAGAATACTGGAAAAAGATTTTCATCGACCGTCTATCCCAGTTGTTGAAAACGCCGATAATTTTTATTTATCTACCAGAAGTATGTGTTTAGGTGGAAGTAATGACAAGATTTGCCCCGGAACATTATATCGAAATAATATTCAGTAATATATTATAAATTATTATCAAACTATAATATATTATTAGATAGATGGAATTAGCTATCCCAGGTATTGCTCTCGGATTATTATATGTTGCTTCAAATCAAAATAAAAAAAATGAAGGCTTTAGTGATTACAATGGATTACCGAATACGAATATCCCTGATAAAAACTATCCTGACGAAAAAGTCAATTTTTCTGAACTTGATAATACAGCAACCTTAACAACATTAAATAAATATGATGCTGCTAATGGAGCATATACAGATAAATATTTTCAACAAAATATGGATTCTACCAAAAATACAAAAACAACAAACGAACCCAGTTTCATGTCTTTAGCTGGTGATAAAGTATCTACCAATTATTTTGAACATGATAATATGGTTCCTTATTTTGGAAGCAATTCAATGGCTGACGCTAAGAATGCCAACTCGAACGAAGGTGTATTAGACAATTATATTGGTTCTGGTTCTCAAAATATTGAAAAAAAGGAACAATCTCCTCTATTTGCGCCCAGCGACAATCAACAATATTCATATGGAGCTCCCAATGCAAGTGATTTCTATCAATCTCGTGTAAACCCAAGTGCTAAAATGTCAAATGTAAACCCCTTTCAGGAAGAAATGGTTGGTCCGGGGTTAGGACTGGGTTATACGAATGACGGTGCCGATGGCTTCAATTCGGGTATGATGAGTAGAGAAACTTGGTTACCTAAGAACGTAGACGATCTTCGTGTAGAAAACAATCCTAAGTCCGGAGGTAATTTAATTTATGGATATGAAGGTGCTGCGAATAGTCGTATTAAAAATGTAACCGACAGAGACCATATGGGTGTTATGGAAAAACATCGCCCAGAAAAAACATTTGAATTGGGTCACGATCGTGTGATGACCACAACAGGCCTTGAAAAAGGACAAACTCTACGTCCTATCACGGTTGACAAATTCGTAAATAGACCAGAAACAACAGCAAGTTATGTCGGTGCTGCTGGATATGCAAATGAGAATGGCTATGTTCCAGGAGAATTTATGGAATCTAAAAAAACACAACTCGGCAATGTGCCTATTGGTATTGCAAATGCAAATGGAAGACAATATGCAAATACAAATGATTATGGAGCAAAATCTAAAATGGCGTATCCTAACAATCGTTCTTCAAATAAGCAAGATAGTTATTTTGGATTAGTTAGTGGAAGTCTTGGGGCTGCAGTAGCCCCTTTATTGGATGTATTGCGTCCTTCAAGAAAAGAAAATGTAGTAGGAACATTAAGACCTTACCAAAATGCTGGGTCTAATGTCCCTCAATCCTATATTTTCAACCCCAATGATAAAGTTGGAGTAACTCACAGAGAAACCACAGAAAACTCCAAATTCCATTTGAATGTAAATAGAAACCAAAATGGTATGGGGTATATGACAAACGAAAATCAAGCATATGATACAAATAGACAAGAAACCGGTGACTACTTTTATGCAGGTAATGCTGCTGCTGGTGCCGGAACTCGCGAAAGCACATCTTATGCGGCAGGGTATAACCAACGAAATAATGATGTTAAATCAAGCACCATTAATGGACGACTGGTTCCTGGTAATATGAAACTAAAGAACAACGATCTAAATATTCGCCAAAAAGATAAAAATGCTTTCTTGAAAAATGATAGAGCGATTTCAGGAGGTATGCCCTCTCAAATTCCTGAAGCAGGAAATATGGGAAGAATGTCTGGAACTGAAAATGCGTTGTATTCAAATATACAAATGGACCGCACAAATACAGATGTTACAGATATGTTGAAAAGCAATCCATATGTTACTAATTACAAAAACGCCCTTTAAATACACAATATTATTAACTTTAATAATATTGCAGTCACTTATTTTTTACTTTTAGTCTTGCGTGTTCCTGCCATTACTTTCTTTTTATAATTTTTAGTTCTTTTCTTTGCAATACGTTTATTTGTTTTACGGTTATTCTTGTTTATTTTCTTTTTATATATTTTTTTAGTATTTTTGCCGCCATTGACAAGCGAAAACTTAGGCGGAGATCTTTCAGGAGAACTGGGACTTCCATAAGGAGAACTGGGACTTCCATAAGGAGGAATGGGACTTCCATAAGGAGAACTGGGACTTCCATAAGGAGGAATGGGACTTCCATAAGGAGGAATGGGACTTCCATAAGGAGAACGAGAGTCTATATGTAAACTATTTAAACTTAAAGGTGGAGCAAACAATTTTTGGCTTTTATTTCCTTCAGTTCTATCATTTCTTTTATTTCTTTTATTTCTTTTATTTTTGTTATTTTCTGCCTCGTCTTTTTTAGAGTTAAGATGATTTAATGTACTAATGGTTGTATTGTTTGTTACCTTGTGTCCATTTACATCTTTAATAAAATTACTTTCATCTGTATCCTCTTTTGAACTATCAATTCTAACAAAATCCATATTTATAGATTTCATCTTTCCTAACAATTTATTACCATCTTGCAACGCAATCTCTGAATGAAACTCATTTTGTATAAAGTCTTCATATAATGGCATTGAATTCATTCCATATCCACTATAACCATTATTACAAATAAAAGCTGCTAATGCATAATCATTTTCAGGGATGGAATCTCTCGTCACATAAGTTTCTTCAGTATTTGCATCTGTTTTCAATTTAAAAAATTTGCTATATGCGTTTTTTGCATCATTATCATTTTGTATTGTATGATAAAAAGGATGTGCTACTGTTAATTTATCAATGGCTAATATTGTAATATCATTCGACGCAGTCATTTTTGTAGGAGGCCCATACGTTAATGTATCTATTAATTTTAATGCATACCATTTAATACCGGCCAAAGTATCTAATTCTGTAATTTTTTCTCCGCCGCGATATAAAAAAGACTCTTTTGTAATAATATAAATAGGATTCCCTTTTTCGTCAATATTTTCTACCAATACAGTATCAGGATAATCTGTATTCAAATAGGTTGTAGTTTGGTTTTCATTTAATTTAAAAACAGGAGTATTTACAGTATTAGTATTAGTACTATTATTTTCAGGTGTTTTAATTGGGGTTGACGCCATATATATTAATCACTTGAAAATAATTTTTGTAAATTGGTAGCTTCAACATTAATACTCTGTTTTGTAAAGACCTTTCGGATCATTGCATTTTCTCTAAACCTTATAGTATATTGCTGTTGAATATTATTTCGCCCGATTCTCCCCATTGCTTGCACGATTTTTTGTTGCGTTAAATTTTGCAAGTCTTTTCCTAAAAACCCGTGACAAAACTGATAGTTTGTTCCATAAATATAATCAGACGAAGCAATAATAATAAACAATCGCTGATCTTCCGCCAATTGTTTTATTACTTCTACATAATCCTTATTATTGTGCGTTGAAAACAACCCAATACCAAGTAATAACAACACTTTGCAATAATTCTCCACAGGCAACGCCATAATTTTTTTCGTCATCTCTTCGCCGATGCTTGAAATATACGCATTTTCATATACTTCTCCAGTAGGAGTCCATAAATGCTGATGAGTAACACTATTCGGAATAAATTTAGCATCCATCGACACACTCATAATCTGTTTTCTTAATTTATCTATTTTTCTTTGCATTTCTTGTGCCTCGTTCGACAATTTAAATTCCTTTGTATCTTTCTTTTTTCCACCATCGTCATCATTTTGATTATTTTTGTCTTGGAAACAAGGTAACTTTTCCAATTTATCAATCTCGGACACCAAGTCATTGTTTTTAGTGATCTTTACAAGCATTTTTTTGAAGATTTCCACAGGGATATTTGTATTTTGAATATAGAAATTGCCAATCTTCTCTACATCGTCTGCCAAAAAGATAGTAGGCCCGTCGGTTAATGTGTAAGCATCAGAGGTAGTCAATGATATCCCAGTAGACTTATGATTTTTATTTGTAGTAACCTCGCCTGAATAAGTAGATAATCTTCGTAGTTTCCCCCCCGCCGGCGAAGGATTATCAAGACTCTTTGTTCTGCGAAGTTGGATATTCTCTGAATCAAACTTCTTTTTTCGCTGTGTCATAAAATAGGTATGTAATTTCTGGTAATTTGTTTCACCAACATTTTTCAACAAACGCAAGTAATAGATTTTCAAGTTATTCATCGTCACTTTCAATATATTGTCTTCGAAATATTCATCGACCTCATATGACGCATCAGTATAATATTCGTTTTCATTTACAAACTCTATAAAATCAACCACTTCTTGTAAATCAAAATACCGTAATAATGTCTTATTTTTATCAATATAATTTACACAATCAACCAGATCGTTATATTCTGTAAATAAATAGTGAGGTAATGCATTGTATCCATCCTTGTCTAATACCGAAATACTCTTTTTACAATCATAGCTTGAAATACAATACATCTGGGCTTGGGATGGGTGGTCGATAAACTTATTTTTAAAGTCTTGTTCTACGCTAATCAACTCTTCCTTTTCAGGCAAAGTTGCGCACGATAAAATCATATTTGGAATTAAATTTTCCTTCCAATTCTTATTTATAACAGAATGCAACTCGTGTGACTCATAATCAAGAGTAATCGTTGGTTCATCCCAAAAAGTAATGATGTTATCTGAACGATTAAAGGATAACATATAGTGCATACAAGTAAGATAAGATTGAACGTCACAAATCATAATTTCTACATTATCTCCAATGCTATTATTTACTTTGAATATACCACCTGATCGGTAGTCCTTTTTAAAATCCTTTGCTGCAAAATAATGCAACCGGATATCCGACGCAGTTTGACATCCAAACCCAAATGCAATTTTTTTATTCGTCGAAATGGCGGACTTTGCAAGTGCCAGACCAATATGTCTTGCTACACAAACAAATATGACTCGATATTTTTGCGATAACCCTAATGGAGTCAATGTTTTCCCTGTTCCCGTAGGTGCCGTATATAAAACCAGTCGGGGTTCTTTGTTCTCATTTTGCTGAAATAACTGAAATAGCTGTTTTTGATGTGTAAATAGTTGTTTATCTTCGTAATTAAGTAAGTGAGTATTATTTTCAATTAATTCATATGCGTGATACACAATTTCTTCAATATGAATAGTATTTTGTAAATGAGAAAGAACACTATCACAAAACTTCAAGACATATTTATTGATATTGTCGATTTTATTTTGCAATAAGTGCTTAAGAGTGTAGTAGTAAAATATATATTTTTTGTTGTTTTTATGTATCATTTTTAATACAGAACAACCTAATTCGATTAAAAAGAATTCAAAAATCTTTTCCCGGTTTGAGTCAATCGTTGTTTGTAAATTTTGTAAACGAATTGTGTCGCCACTTCGAATGCTCTTTAATTCCTTCCCTTGATGTAATGTTTCAGTTAATAACTCCCTTAACTCTTTATTGTTTTTTTCTGTATATTTTTCGATGTATTTTTTAATAATATCGAAAAAGTATTGTTTGTATAAATGATATTCAATTTCCTCTGATTTTTCTGTCTTTAAAAACTGAAATAGGGATGAATTGTCATTTTTACAAATAGATGGGTTTGCAAATCCATCAATAATTAACTTTAAAATAGTCTTTTCTGATTCCAATACCGGCTTCTCAAGACTTTCCCACTCGTGCTTTGATAACTTATTTTGTGAAAAATCCATATTTATAATTAGAATAAACAGCAATAATCTTTATAAATCAATTTTTCGCTATAATTTATATAAATGTTTCTTCGTAATAAGTAACTATGTTTTCAAAGTTTTTTAATTATACCTATCAATATGTTGGATTCGAAGATGTTTTACTCGCCATTAAAAATGAAAATGATCGTTTTATTATGTTAAATGTATTATCTCATAGTGAACAACCTGTATTAATTAAAAATACCATTCATTCACAAGAAGAAGAAGATATTATTAATACCATTATACAAAAAAAAGAATGTCAATATAAAACGGTCATTATATATGGTAAAAATAATTGTGATTTAGAAACAGAAACTAAATATAAAAAATTACAGAATTGTGGATTTGGAAATATTGCTATTTATAATGGTGGGTTGTTTGAATGGCTTCTCTTACAAGAAATATACGGGTTTAGTAATTTCCCTACTACTACAAGAGATATTGATATTTTAAAGTATCGTCCTACTAAAAAATTAGCAACAAATCTCATTTCATATTAATATTCGTATATTTTTTTTATAAATTATAAGAAAAATATATATGACCGCAAAATATATATGACCGCAAAATATATGTTCTATGTGATACAATGTATATTGTTAATAGGTATTTGTTATTATTTATATTTCTATAGAGAAACTTTTATACAAAATATCCCCAAAAATATAATACAAACTTGGAAATCCAACGATATTCCCGATAAATACAAAACATACATTGAAAATGTAAAGACATTACATCCAGACTACAACCATATGTTTTTTACTGACGAAGACATTGAAGCTTTTTTGAAACAACATTATTCTGAATATTATGAAACATATAAAAAATTACCCATAAAAATACAGAAAATCGACTTTTTTAGATACATTGCTATTTATCACTACGGGGGATTTTATTTAGATCTTGATATGAATTGCCAAGACAACTTTAATCCATTATTACAACACCAATGTGTATTTCCTATAGATGACTATATTACAAAAAATCGTTTACATATACACCGATATGCTTCATTTGGAAAGCAACAACAAACCTTCTTGTTAGGACAATATGCATTTGGCAGTGTTTCAAAACACCCGTTTATAAAAAAAATAATTGACGATATACATAAAAATATTCATTATTATGTCAAAAACGTCAATGCAAATAGTGACGATTATATTTATCAAACAACTGGTCCTGATTTTGTAACACAAACATACATTGATTATAAAGATAAAAAACAAATACATATTTTAGATAACGGTAAGCGCCAATGCTTTGGAGATTATGCGTCTCATATGTGTATGGGAAGTTGGAAATAAAAAATTGATATAGAAAAGTTTTATATAAACGGATATATATATCAAAATATGCCAGTCATACTATCGATTGAAGGAAATATTGGTTCGGGGAAATCGACCATTCTCAAATATTTGCAAGACAACAATCAAAATGATGCAATTATCTTTTTAAAGGAACCTGTTGATAAATGGGAAAAAATAAAAGATAATGAAGGACTTACTTTATTAGAACATTTCTATAAAGATCCGTCCAAACACGCTTTCATGTTTCAAATTATGGCTTTTGCCACAAGAATGCAAATATTAAAAGAGACTATTGAAAAGAATCCCGATTGTAAAATGGTTGTGTGTGAACGTTCTATTTTAGCAGATCAACAAGTTTTTGCCAATATGCTTCACACAGATGGGTTGATTGACAGTATGGGTATTTCTATATACACCACTATGGCTAATAATTATCTAAAAGACTATCCTCTTGATGGTGTAATTTATATTGATGCCGATCCATCTATTTGTTCGGATCGAATTAATAAGCGAAAACGCACAGGAGAGAGCACGATTAGTGTAGATTATCTTAATCAGTGTAAGGAATACCACGACAATTGGTTAAAACACTACCCTATATATAAACAAGTTCCTGAAACAACTGCATCAGACCAACCGCTATTATTGCATATTAAAACAAATGAAAACGCTGAGTTCAATACACAAAACAAAAACGATGTTGCAAATAATTGGTTAGAACAAATACAAACCTTTATTAATTCTTTCAATCCATAATCATCATATTTCTTCATAAAAAAATAGGACTCATCCCATTTTTTTCTTTTTTATTTCTTCTGTTTATTTATTTGCCAACTCTCTATTTCTCTTCGCTATAAGTCTTCTGGAACGACGAACTCTCTCTACCACTTGTGGTTTGTTTTGGTTTCTCTCCTGTCGGTTAGAGGCTCGTTCTGCCTGTTTCGCAAACTCAAGTAATGTATTCGCTGCGTCAACCTGTAATTGATTATTTTTTTCTTGTTCATTTAGAACTCTAAGTTTCCAATTTGTTTCTTTAAATATTTCATTTTCCATCTCCTCAGTCTGTCTATTTCTCATCTCTCTCAACTGCTGTAATGCAGCTACTCGTTCTGACATAATATAATGACCATATTTACACGACGAAGAAACTGGCTTTTGAGAAGCCAATCTTTCATTTGTAGGTCCGAAAATATCGGTTACCTTCTCTCCCGCTCTGTTGTAAATTGTGAATAATATTGATTGTTCCATTGTGCGCTTGTTTAACTATATCATATTGGGTTAAAACAATCAATTTTTTAATAAGAATGTTTTCATAAAAAATTGATTTTTGAACCATATTGTTTTTTAAGCAACTAAAAACATCACTATGCCGAAGAATAAGAACGATTTATTTAAGATCTCTTTTGAATATTTCTTGAACACGCTTTCTACTGATTTTAATTGTAATGATCAAACTACTATTGAGGAGTTATTGTCTATTGTCAATTTGGGAAAATTGAATGATACAAACAGAGGTGGAGACCATTATTATGAATATTTAATTGATACAAAGAATATAATGGTGAACCCGGAACTCGTTCCAAATAACAGTGTTAATACAGAAAGAGAAACAGCAGTAATTGTTGCATCTATGTTTATGGATGCATTTAACTTGTTTTATGAATCTTACCGATTTGTTGGCGGTCCTCATTATAAAAATGCAATCGAATTATCACATACAAGATATTATAACATATATCCAGTAGGAGATACAGAGAGGCTAATCAACCATTACGCGGAACGATTAAGAGCGCATCACGGGGTTAACTTTTGTAACAATATTAATAACGAAACATCCATTAGTTTTGACGCGGTCGATTGTATTTTACATATTCGAATTAGTGCATTTTATCGCAAGGTATATGACGATACTAAACCCATCCTCCCTTTTCCCATTACTTTTACAGAACAAGATTGTATTACTAGGCTTGAAAATATAATAAAAACTTTAACACGAGAAAAAATGAGTGTGGAATTTCAATTTCGTACGACCGAAAGCAGTTTGTTACGAAGAATTCGTCGATTAAATAATGGTATTCGTATGAAAGACGAACAGCTTAAAGAAACAGAACAAAAATTATTACACAAAAGTAATTATGACAATAAATGCTTGTCCAAAAAAATTAAAGAATATTACGAGAAACAAATAGAAAAAGATTCTTGTCCTATTTGTTACGAAATCATTGAAGCAGATAACTTATATATTTCTGGTTGTTGTCATTTCTTATGCAACGACTGTGCGGATGGGTGTATCCATTCTAACGGTAAATGTCCAATATGTAGAGAACCTATGGTAAAAGACGCTCCAGATCAAGACAATACTGACCATAACGAAGATGATAGTTATGATATTCAAACAAACATCCGTAGTCGTCCTCTAATAGAAGAACCTATTCAACAAATTCGACCCATTTTAATTGATTCCGATTCGTCACTGCCTGTTCATACACCTCCTTAGATAAATACTCGCCATTAATTAAACTTTACAACAATTTTCACATTTTCCTTTTTAATACATTTAACCGCGGACACAGACAATTCCTCTCTCTTTTTTCTTGTTTTGTTATCTACATCATTCCTGTTTTTCGAGGTACTATTACGATTATTCATATCTGATTCTATTGCAGCATAATTTTGTTGAATATAATCCAAAATTTTGTTTTCTATTGCCCATTTAAAAAAATTTAATTGCCCGATCGTTGTTTCCATTTGTTTTGTATTATCAAATGGAATCGTTATTCGTTCCCATCTGCAAAAAGGATCAAACCGTCTTTTAGAATATGCCTTTAACTTTAACTTATAGTCGTGATACACTTTAAAACGGGGTTCTTCGTTGCTCAATTGATACATTGTATAAGTTTTTTTTGCATAATTTGTGACAAACCAATCTACTATACGTAATGAAATTTTCGATTCCCCATTAATTATTTTCATCACCTCTTGCAAATAGGTAGTTTCTTTATAAAAGTCCATTAAATTCGATAATAATAAATCATTTTGCGTTTGTAATTTATTTGTATACGTTGCCATTATGTTTAATTACAAAAATACTTTATGTTCTTTTAACAATAAAAAACTATTTATTGTTTAAATTACATATTATTTATCTATAATCCTTTCTTAATTAATAACTTCAGAAGTTGAATTAGGAGCAATTAAATCCAACTTCGACTTCTTAGGTCTTCCTCTGGTCTTCTTCTTTACTTCACCAGGTGCAAGAGCATTTGCCAATCCTGTAATTTCATCAGTAGTGATAAATATCTCTTCGCTCAACTCTTGTGTTGTTTCGTCTCTTGCTTCGATAACCAAATTGGTTGGCTTTGAATTATTTGTAGACGGAGCTTCAAATTGAATTACATCCAATATATTACCGCTAATTTGTGTCTTCTTATTCTTCTCTGCCTTCTTCTCTGCCTTCTTCTTTTCCTTTTCTTCGGTTTTGGCGTTCTTCAGTGATTGCTTCTCGAGCTCTTTTTCTGCCTTTTTCTCTGTTTTTGCTGCTTCTTTAGCATCTTTGATTTTTTGTTTTTCTGCCTCTTTTTCTGCCTTTTTCTCTGTTTTTGCTGCTTCTTTAGCATCCTTTGCTTGCTGTTTCTGGAATTCTTTATTAGATTTTAAATAATTTTTATGGAATGTCTTAGTCATCTTAATGAGTCCATTGTTTTCCTCCTTTGTGAGAAACTTCTTAATAACAAGAGGCTTCTTTGTATAGTTCCTCTTAGTAGTGGGCTTCACAGTGGTAGTGGTAGGGGTAGTTGCGCTCATAGTTGTATTAGTAGTTGTATTGATTTAATTAGTTGATAATTTTAATGCACCACCAATAATATCAATTTTTTAACATTGAAAACATTTATCAATAGTATGACACCGCGAAAGTTGTTCATCCGGCTGTAACGATTTAGAAACTACTTTTACAAAGTAATATAAACATTTTATACATATATTTTACTATGGATCCTTTAAAAGGAGAACCTACCAAATTAGAATCAGACAGTAATAATCAACAGACCCAATTTAAATTATTTGATGAAAAAAATAAAAAAATAAGTGTAGAAATTGAAAAACAAACCGAACTATTAAAATTATTACAAGAAAGAAAAAAACAACTATTGTCACAAAAATATACCTATTGTGAAGAAACAAATGGACATAACTTTATATACGAATATGAGTGTGGTCCTTATGGCGGAAGATTCAAGTATTGTGATAAATGTGATTTTGAATATTGAATTTTATTAATATAATACGATGATTATATTAATGAATAATTAAGAAATTATATTTTATATGCGAATTAGAACGCTTAATTGGAGTAAGCAACACCAGCCATACCACTCATTACACGAAGCACATTGTAGTTAACGGCGTATACACGGACCTTGGCAGTGTTGGTGCCAGATACTGTGTTGGAAGAAAGGACAAGTTGAAGAACAGCGTTGTCAATTCTGGAGAAATTGCAGCTGCCAGAGGGTTGGTGTTCCTCAGGGCGAAGGGCGAAGGAGTAACTGTTGATACCAGCATCGGGGCTGCGGCTGTGGTGTTGGTAAGGTTGGACAACATCGAAATAAGAACCCTCACGCTCGGAGAAGCGGTCTTGGCCATTAAGTTGAAGCTTGGCAGTCACAACAGGGTTCTCACCCCAGCAGTGCATGTCAAGAGCGGTCTCAGCAAGAACGAATGTTCCGGCATCGGACACACCAGAACCTTGCACAGTGTCGGCGTCAGTGCGGCCAGAGGCGAACACTGTTCCGGAACGATCGGCGGTGGTAGTTCCAGCACCAGTTCCTGTAGTATCTACAGAACCAGCAGACTCGAATACACCGGCGTTGATGAAGGCAGTGGTGCCAGATGTCTCACCATTGGCACCGAAGGCGTGCACGGCATTGGGAAGAGCATCAATAGCATCTGTGTAATTGAAAGGTTGGGCACCAAGAACCTTGAAAAGGGTGGAGTTTTGCTCTAAAGAGGCGCAGTAATCCACATTGGCATCGGGTTGAACAACCCACACAAGCTCCTTACAGGGGTGGTTGAAGTTAAGCTTGATCTTGTTGGAAGAGGAACCGACAGATTCGTCACCAGTGAATTGAACTTGCTCGATGAGGTATTCGTGGGGGTTTTGGGCCATCTTGCGACGCTCATCAGTGTCAAGGAAGATGTAGTCAACATAAAGAGAAGCGGCTACAAGGGATTGTTGGTAAGCTGTGGATACAGATACGGTAGAGGCAGAAGTACCGGTGTTAAGGGTGGATACAGCCCATAAGCACTCACCGATGGGACGGAAGTCAATGTTGATCTTAACCTCGTGGTATTGAAGAGCAATAAGAGGAAGAGCAAGTCCGGGGTTACGGCAGTACCAGAACATAAGGGGAACATAAAGAGTGGTCTCAGGAAGAGCATTGCGAGGAGCACACACTTGGGCAGGGCCTCCAGAGGAAGCGCAAGGTCCAGATACGGCGGCGAATCCGGGATCACAGATATAGGTAAGAGCGGTGGTGTTACCGATCATCTTGTAGTAACCATCTTGGTGCTCCTTGGAAAGAGTAAGTTGGTTCCAGATGTGCATCCAGTCACCGTATTGACGGTCAATGCGTTGACCACCAATCTCAATCTCTACTTGAGCTACCAATTGCTCACCGGGGCAGTCTAACCAACGGGCATATACATTTCCGGAGGCGTTGTGATCTTGGTTGATCTCAGGAAGAGTCACTTGAAGGTAAGTGCGGTAGGCAAGATCACCATTTCTGCTGATTGTGCAAGTGACACGGCGACCGAAATCGGCTTGTCCAGAGAATGTTTGCTCGATACTTTCCATAGCAAAGTTAGTGTGGCGTCTGTAAGATACCTTCCAGAAGGTAATTTCGGGGGTTCCTGTAAGGAAAACGTCTTGGGCGCCATAGGCGACAAGTTGCATGAGTCCACCAGCCATTTTAGCTTATAGTATTGCATGAGAAAAAAATCTCAGACTTTAATTTAATTAAATTAATTAAATTAATTAAATAAATCTCCTAAACTAACTGCAAAAAACATTGGGCAAATCACACCATCTACGCTAACTCTTTTAAATTTATATTTTTTTGCATTTTTAACTGCATTCGCATTATAGATTTGTATTATTTTTTAGAATTACATCCTGGGAAAAATTAGAAATTAAAAATCTTTCTAAATAATCTTTCTGGAATATTTCTCGTTTATTTTCGTGTTTCTTTGTAAATACAAAGCTTTCTTTATCTTTCTTTACACTCCATCCGTCCTCTAAAGCATTTATCAAAAATATCATTTTCTGTAATGTAGCATCGTCGTGTTTGATACTTTCTATTGAATCTAACCCTTTTTCCATTAAAATATTAATAGACTAACATTTTAACATTGCTACGAATTATACTACAAAAAGGGATCTGATTTTTGGATTATTCGTCACTTCATCTAATTGATGCGTTTTTGCATACTCTTTATAATTATCGTAATTTAAATCTATATCATTATTCATTGCAAACACGGTGATTGGCTTCTTAGATCTCTTTTTTAAAGTATCTTGAAAAGATAACACCTTTTCTATTTTAGAACCATTGTTTTTCCCTTTAATTGTATACAAATGACTTCTCCCTATTGATATGATATGAACCCCGCTATGTCTATTTTTCATTATTATTTCCGACCAATCTGTATTTGCTTGATGATTTCGCCTTAATTCATCATATTTGGATTTGTGTAATGATTTCCCATCATCCAAACCGACAAACTTTTTTCCTATTCCTTTTTCTTGCAACTCCTTAGTTTGATACCCATTTTCAGAAAAATAATAAGCAGTTTTTAACAATTTCTGTAAGTCTTCACTTAAATTTGGATATAATTTCACAATCAGGTCAAATATTAAATCTCCGTGATGAGCATCTCCAACGACGATATATCCTCCATTTTTTGTTCGGTTCAATGCCTTTTCCAGACTGGATAAGTCCTTTATTAATTTTGGTTTTATCTGAGAAGCATTCTTTTCTTCTATTTCTATAATTTCATCTAAATCTAAGGCTTTTGTTAATATTTCACCACTTGACAATTTCGCCAAAGAATCCTTAAATAGCTTTGTTTTTAATGTTTTATTGGTTGGCTTTTTCTTATGTAACCCTTTTTTCTTTGCCGTCGAATTTAATTTTGATTCCATTTTATATTATATGAATATTTTTCTTCAAATCTATAGTAAGCGAAACTTTGAAACATATTTCAATACTATTCAACTATCGTTTTTTTCTTGTTTGTTTTTTCTTAGCTATATGTTTTGTATTCTTCTTATTTCTTGTCCGTTTTCCTCCTCTCGAAGATGTTGATTTACTGTTATAGTCTTCAGTTAATTTCAACAAAAATTCTGCATATAAATACATATATTTCCAGTCATCTGGATGTAATGAAATTTCATTATATTGAACATCATCCCCCGAAAACAAAGAATACATCATTTCGTCTGTTCTTATTTTGTCCAACTTATCCAACTCATTTTCTTTTTCATTTGCTTGAGCTGAATCTGAATCTGAATCTGAATCTGAATCTGGATCTGGTTCTATTAAACCATATTCGGATAACATCCTATTTATATCCCTTAAATCTGTAACCAATCGGTTACAAATGTTTGTATTTATCGTCTTAAGTGTCGACATCACGTCAAGCTGCGCAACATTTGCAGGGGGCGATGTAAGACCATCGTGGTATAATGAAGATAAATATCTATACATTAAAAATCTTTTTTGGATAAGAGTTATGTTTGCATTATGTTCTGGTGGTAGGTTAATACTTATAGAAATTGAGCTATCTCCCTCTGTACTCATATGTTGTATTTCCTCTTGTATAATAAGTTTTGTAAAATCATTCGAAAGCATATCATTAAACGAAAGAATATTTTTAATAGCAGTAAATGAACCTGTTTCATACATATATTTGACAAGCATTAACTTTTTTCGTTCTCGTAATGATAATGGTGTAAAAAAATTCTGCACACTTTTCACACTACAGGATAAATATGTAGAAGAGTTCTGAAAATTTTTTTCCAGCTCATCTAAATAATTACCATCAGTGTCTTTAAACCGAAAATGTCCAAGCATAGGATAATACATACTATAATCTGCTGAATTACATAAAAACATACTATTATCTGCTTGATCTGTATCATGAATTTCTAACCATTTTTGCATATTAACTGTTATGTAACAGACCAAATCTCCAAGCGACTTTAATATGGACACTGCGAATAAGAATAATTGGCTGTCTGGTGTTATGTTAGTGTTATATGTATTAATGCCTTCTACTATTAACTCTGACATCGCTGTTTTATTCAAATCTTTAATAATTTTTTGAATAGTGTGAACTCCTGCTGTAATATTTAAGTCAAACTGCTTATTGGCATAAGTAATTGTAATAAGATTAGTGCCATTTAAAGGGTTTTTTACTACAATGTTGGGAACATTTGCTGTCTTTGTATTTTCGTTGTCGCTACCTAAACTGGTAAACCACGACGACCATTCAGATGCTATTTTATATTGAGGACTTGACCCCGCATCTAATTTTAATAATGGATAGTTTGCTGGTATATTCGGATATAAATTCGATGTTTTGGGTATAATGTAAGCAGATTTATTGTCGGCATCACTTGTAAAACGTATACTATTTGATGTGTAATTTAATACCTTTACCTCATTAGAAACTGGTGTCTGTATAGAATAAAACGGGGGCATCGTTCCTTTTACTGGCACAGGAGCATAATATTGTATATTCACTTTTTCATCTGCGACTACTAATCTTGGCATATCATCATTAGACAATAATGTAGATACTATATGTCCCATTTCTTCTTCTGATAGTTTCGGATTAAACTTGGCATTCTTATTAGGAGCATCAAAGTCTCCGAATAATTTATTCCATAATTCCAAATTATTATTGTTATCAACATTATTGGGCACTTTTTCCATCATTAACTTTGAAATAGCAACGAAATTCTGATTAATGATAGGTAAATGTGTTTTAACTTTAGGAACATCAATAAAATCGTGCTGTAACTCTGTTAACAACATATAAAAACCTAATATATTATACGATAAATTCACCTCTGTAATCTGTTTATTGTCTACAGTATACTCCATATTAAATAAGTGTCCCAAGACATCTCCTGTCGTTATCGTTCCGGCTTCAGTATATTTAATATCATTTAACAAAGTAGAATTATTTATATTCTTTCTGTTTAATAATGCAGCTTTTATTTTATCTATCTTATTAGTTATTACTACTTTCACGTCATTTACTATTTGTTCCTTTTCATTTGTAGTTCTGTTTTCTAACGGTGGTGTTGCTGGTTTTGGTGTTGGTTGTTCTTCAACTTTGATTCGCGGAGAATATCGCGCTGGTGTAGTCACAGTTACTTCTAAGGATTCGGTGTCATTTATCTTTGGTAAATTTTTATATGCCTCCGAGTTTTTATATGTATGTTTTGATTGTTTATCCGCCCTATTTCTATTAATCAATGTTGAAATATTCTCATCTAACCCATTTATGTCGGGCAATATGTCTTGATAATTAGTCAAATTAAATTCTGCTCCTGAAGGAGGTTCTCTGGATTGTATTTCATTAGATTGTAGATATGTATAAAAAGATAACACACGATTTAATTCATTAAACCAGGCATTTAATTGTGTTTGTTTTCCGTTACTGCTGATACGCCCATCAATGCCTGTAAATCTCGATGACAAGAAACGCTGTGTTATTATTTTATTAAAAAACGCAGGTATCGTAGTATTTTGTGTTATAGCTAATTCTTTCGCGACTCCATATGGAATAAACACATCCGTGTCGATATCATATCTTACACAATGTATATTATCTATGCCATTATTATCTTTACTCACAGCATATATAATATATTCAGAATCGGTATCGGATATGTTTACAATTGAACCTATCTGCATATTTTCATCGCCTTCTCCGCCTGTTTGATTTGTATTAGATTGACAATTTGTATTATTTATTGGATATGCAATATAATAAGGGTTCTCCGTGCCTTCGTGATTTAGTTCTGTTGGATATACATATATGCTATTTTCAGTTATTTTTGCTATTCGACCTATTTCTTTACCATTATGTTTATGCATATCTCCTATTTTAGGTACTTCCGTTACCTCTTGAATAAAAGTTGCCATTACTTATAATACAGCTACATAAAATATAATTACAAATATCGTATTTCGAAAAAACTACATAAAACATACTTTATAAACACTATAAATTATGGCAAGTATAAATAATCTTGATGAAAAACACAATGAAATGTTGAATTTATTTGATTATAATGAAACAGAAAAAATACCTAAACTGCAAAATAAAAAGGGTAAGTTGTTAGAAAAATTATCTAAATTAAATAATACCCAAATAGATGAAGTATTGGATATAAAGGACGAGATTAAAGAGTTGTCTAAACAAATTAAAATTCTCAAAACGCAAAGAAAAAAATATTATTTGGATAATTCGAAATATATTTTTGATTTTTATGAAAAAAAGAAGGAGATATCCAGTTCTACTACGATGGAGAAACCACAAAATGCTGCTCTTAATTCTTTTTTTAAAATAAAGGCCGTCAACAGTGAATCCAGCGATTTATCAAATGATAAATACAATCAATCTAAACTTTCCTACAAAAAATATTGGCATAATATTAACAAAGATGTCGGAACTATCCAAGACTATCTAATTGTTTCAGATATGTGCGAATCTTGCAATGACGGAGAACTTATTCCACAGGACGATGAGGGTATATTAATTTGTAATAATAAAATGTGTGGTCAATTTATAACCTATATTATAGATAGTTCCAAACCAAATAATAAAGATCCACCAAATGAAGTATCGTATACTGCATATATACGATTAAACCATTTCAAAGAAATTTTATCACAGTTTCAAGCAAAAGAATCAACCCAGATACCTGAAACAGTCATTACTGCAATTAAAGCCCGTATTAAAAAGGAACGCATCACAGACATGAAAGAAATTAACTATGATAAAATGCGGGAAATTTTACGAAAACTTGGTCTAAACAAATATTTTGAACATATTCAATATATTAATTCTTTATTCGGAATCAAGCCTCCTATTATGAATGAAGAACTTCACGAAACATTATGTGTTTTGTTTATTGAAATTCAAAAACCCTGGGCTGTTCATTGTCCTCCTAATCGAACCAATTTTTTTAATTACACATACACATTATATCAATTATGTGTATTGTTAGATCAAACACAATATTTGCCATATATCCCTATGATGAAAGACCGAGAAAAACAACTCGAACAAGACATGATTTGGAAAAAAGTATCTAATGATTTAGATTGGCAATATTTCCCTACTGTGTAATTATTTTACTATTTTGGCAAAAATATCTGGATATTGTCCTTCTTGAACAATCGTATTGTCCTTCTTATCTATCAAAAAATACAATGGTGATGGCCCATTTGTTAGTTTAATTTTCGTTAGAGGTAGTGGTGTTTTAGTATGACTTTTAGTATGACTTTTTGTATGACTTTTTCGTCCTTTCCCTCGCATCTTTCGGAATTTATTCGTCAAATTTTTTCTTATTTTTTTTCTTAATGTTTTTCTTAGATACTTCTCGTATTTACTTCGCGTCATTATATATTTACTTAATATAATATAATACATAAATACTGTAAGGTATGGAACGACCTGATTGGGATCTATATTTTAAAGAAATAGTTCAAGTTACAGCTAAACGATCACCTTGTGAAAGACTTCGGGTAGGATGTTTATTAGTAAAAGAGAATCGTATTATAAGTCAGGGGTATAATGGGTTTTTACCTGGTTGTCCTCATATAAGTATTGTTCGCGATAACCACGAACAAGCAACTATACACGCCGAACAAAATGCTCTTTGTGATTGTGCAAATCGAGGAGTATCAACAAATGAATGCACTGTATATATTACACACTATCCATGTTTAATTTGCACTCGATTATTATTAGCGGCAGGTATCAATAAAATAAAATATATACAAGACTACAAAAATGACGACTTAGTCCCATATTTTCTTGACCAAAAAAGTGTGAAGTGCGAACAAATTTAAATTATATATATAAATTGTTTTATATATATTTATTATGTATTTATACAGCTAATCTCAAGCCACCAAGTAGAGATGTACCTAATGTGAAACCAGCACCTTGTCTGGTGGAAGTACCCATGGCAGGAATAAACACATCAAGAATGCTAAATGTAGCAGCAGCAGTTAATGCAATAATCACAATTTCTTCTACCGAAAGTTGTTTCTTGGGGATTAACATAGCACAAATACCGACAGCCAAACCTTCAACGAGGTATTTGATAGCGCGCTTTACCAATTCTTGTAAGTCAAGCTTAGGATCCATTATATATTAATCAAACAAAATAATTATATATAGCTAAAAATATATAAATAGAATTACTTAAGATAATTATTATGGCTGACTTTGAAAGAAAGAATCTCTCGACCGGAGAAAAAAACCCTAAATATGTTGATCTATGCGACGAAGATCCTCCTATCGCAGGACAAAAATTTGTGTGCATGTCATTTGTTTCTCCAGAGAAGATTCTTATGAAGAAAGAAGTGTATTTATTTAATCAATTTATTAAACAATGGGAGTTTTCTAAATCAATGGAAAGATACTTTGATTTTATTCATTTTATTGCGTATAAACATAGTATGGATGTCGAAAAGCTTATTGAAGATTTTAATGAGTTCGTCAAGGAAGAAGCTACTAAACTTCAGAAGAGCGGCATTGAAGATGACTATAAAAATTTCTTGGACAAACAAGAAGATAAGCTGCAAGAGCAATTTAGTAGAGACCATTCCTTTCAAACATCAGTTCGTGGTGTAAAAATGCGAGGTGTATTCCCTACCCAAGATGAAGCCGAAAATAAATGTAAGAAGTTGAGAGAGAGTGATCCTTCCCACGATATTTTTGTTGCACCGGTCGGTGTATGGCTCCCGTGGGATCCTGATGCATATAAGACCGGGAGGGTAGAGCATTTGGAAGAGGAGCTTAACTCTTTACATCACGAGAAAATGAAGAATGAAGAAAAGGCTAAAAAAGACTTCGAGGAAAGAGTCAGAGATAGCAAGAAACAGGCTATTATGGAAAATATTGAAAAGGCAAAACAAACCGGCAATTCTCTTACGCAAACCATTGACGATGAAGGAAATCTCGCCGGCGTGAAGGAAACTGTTGATTTTGAGTCGAGAGAGGCTACTTCTATTGAATCTACCAAGATTCGTAACGAATTATTTGTAAAAGAAACGCTTGACAAGCAAAATCAAGAGGAAAATATTGAGATTACGGTTGAAGATAATGAGAAATCAACTGACAATAAAGTATAAGTAAAAAGATATAAATATATTTGATTTATATCTCTAGATGAAAATATTTTATAGTATTCTTGGGTTATTAGTAGGAATTAGAAATGAAACATATGATAAGTTTATTAACGAAGAGTATGTAAATGGCACATCTGTTGTGCTGTCTTGTATTAATTGTCCTTATATTGTTTTGGCGTTTTTGTTTAATTCATATACAAATAGTCATTATCAGGGCGATTTTTTTGAAAATGTGCATACGAAGTTCAAGTGCGTCGATTCCTTTTTAAAAAATGAATTTATCGACCGTGTTTCTGTTTTGAATCTATTTAACAAAGCGCAAAAACATTATATGACTTTATCCAGGTTTGTTCATATGGTAAAGCTAAAATACGCAAAAAATGGCAATGAAGAAGATATGTATTTAAATACACTTTGTGAAAATAAGACAAAATATTGTTGTATTCTTCACGCAAATAGAAAGTATTATTTTACAGTGTTTGATTTAAAGGGAATTATTAATACGACTCTGTCTAATAATGAATACGGATTTATTGAGCCATTAACATTAAAAAATCCATATAATAATATTCCGTTTACACAAGCTAATTTATATACCATTTATTTTTTCTTTAAATTTAACTATTACAATATTCCTACATTATTTCATCTTTATTTTACAATGAATTTTGATCTCTCTGCCTTTGCAAATAACTGCGAATATTATATTAAAAAACAGAACACTCTCAATAGAATCAAGGGGTTGAATCCCACAAAGAAAAGAAAAGAAATTGAATCCATGTTTTATTATTTTAATGATCATCAAATACAACAAAACAGGTTCGAATATATTCATAAAGATTTTCCAAACGAGTTGTTATTCACTATTATGGAACCATACCTGAAATTATATTTATTAGCAAAAAATTCGTCGTTAGTTAAAGAAAAAAATAGATACAGAGATGAGTTTTTTTACAAAATGGAAGATTTTGTGTCGTTCAACCCAAAATTCGGACGAAAATATATACATAAAAATGGGTTTACAAATACCCGCACTATCAAGTACGAAGATAAACACCCGTCTTTAATACAATATAGTCGTTCTCAATTTCATACTTCTCATATTGAACATATACCGTTCATTGACTATTCCAATAATACTGCCAATAATAATAATTATTTTCAAATGGAACGACAACGACCTGTTCCAAGTCGTTTTATACAAGATAGACTTATAGATACCACAGAGGTTGATTCGCAGTCAGGGATAATAAGCACGACGATTGATTCGCCTTCTGGGCTACTAAGCACCATTTTATCAACAGCAAATCAGGACGATACTAATCGGGATATGTTACGCTTATTCTTAACCCATAACCAGGGCTATAATAGTAATCCAGATTCTACGCAAGTGATTGATGATGATACTTTTCTACTTCAATTGGACATTTCTTCCAATGATATAGATCAGTCTACTCCTCCTATTCCTCCTCCTACTCCTCGTGCTACTCGTCGTACTACTAATTATCCTCCTATTCCTCCTCCTACTCCTCGTGCTACTCGTCGTACTACTAATTATCCTCCTATTCCTCCTCCTACTCCTCGTGCTACTCGTCGTACCTCACAAGAACATATTTTGTCCGACCGCGTAGATATATTTGATTCTGATAGTATCTCAGATACTTCCGTCGATTTTGATTCTCAAGAACTCATACGAAATGATAGTATAGATGACATCGTTATGGAGATTGATGAGTTACAAAGTGACAGTGATTCCATCCTAAGTGACAGTGATTCCATCCTAAGTGACAACTCGGAATAAACGAATCCTTAATGAATTTTTATTCTTTAAGGATTTCAAAATTTGTTTTTTTTTACATTGATTTGCTGTGCATTCTTTTTCTTACTTTTACTTGGGTCATATTCTTCATTTTCATCATCTGATCCCATATTTTTGGACAATTCCCAATATTCTTTAGACCCCAGTCGAAAGTCTGGCCGTTTTTCTGCTTTATACCAAAATATTTGATCGTTCAGTTTATTTGATTTCGCATTATTATTTATAACCAAACACTCAAAATTTTCTGTTGTTTGATCCATTACGGTGCAAAATGCTTCTAACGTAGGAAACATACTTGCATAATTCTCCCATATTCTTTTTCTATTTGTCAAATATGGTTCCCTCAATATAAATACATAATCTATATTTGTTCTTAAATTTGGAGGAATACCTAAAGGATATTGCATTGTTATGATCAACATAATCTTCCAATGACGACCATTCATAAATAACAACCTCATCATCTTATCTCTTGTCCACCCTTGATCATACAAACAATCATCTAATATTACAAAAGTGCGTGGATCTATTGTTGTCCTTCCATATTGTGCTATATCAGTGTTCATTTGTTTTAACACCACCTTTTGTCTTCTCAATATATTTTCAATTAACACGGTATTGTATTCTTCGTGAATAAATAATTTAGGCACGTGTGCTGCATAAAAACCATTTCCTGCTTCAGTACCGGACATCACTGTTCCAATCGGGATATCTTGATGATGATACAACAAGTCTCTAACTAAAAATGACTTACCCGTATCACGACGACCTATCATTACTATTACTGGACCCTTATTTTCTTCCTTTTTAAATGTAATATCTCTCATACTAAATTTTTTTAATTCTAAAGCTGCCATAATACAATACCTTAATATTTAAATAATGAAATCACAACGGATTTAGTTTATTTCAGCAATTATTTTTATATTATGAAATATATTTATCATATTTTTCATATGCATTCTCCGGATAATACATTTCATATTCAAAGTGTAGCAAAAATTCACCCCGATTTCGATTCTTTAGAGAAAAAGTCTTCCGATGATTCTTTCTATAATCTCTTTTCTATTGACAAGATTCAATCTTATTATCCAATTTTAGAACTCTTCTTTACAGAACAAGAAAACGATCTCAACAATATCGCTCTAAACCATAAATATCAGTTTCTTACTTTAGATACAGTTATTGAAACAGCTACCCATACAAAACACGATAAGCAAGTGTTTATCAAATGTTCTCCACTTATTAACCCCACTAAATATTTAATTGGAAATTATAAAGACGATCGCACCATCTTTCACCTACCCTCTTTAAATAAAGATGCGAATTCTCTATCCAACCAAAAAATGATTGATAAAAATAACATTTCTTATATTGATAATTTTTTTAGTTTTCTTTGTTCTAAACTATTACATCAGCATAATTTTATTCACGGAATCGATTATTTTGGTTCCTTTCTTGGAGTTCAACATAAGTTTAAAACAAATATTTGCGACGATCTCGACTTTTTATATGGGCACCCATTTTTTACCGAAAATATAAATAAATTATACGAAGTTGAAAATTTACCATACCAACATTTCTACTCGAATAGTTCTCGATCCAACAAAACCAAACTTAACCTATCTAATTCACCAAAACACAATATTAGTACTTCTACTCTACCTGAACTCTGTATTGAAGAAATCGATAACACAGAACCTCCCTCCACTCCACATATTGAAGACCTCAAAGATGACTCTGAGATTATATACGAAAATAACAATATACACAATGTCGATGAAGATACTTATGATAGTGACAATTCCAGTGACGACAGCGATGTTGTAAATAGCGATGAAGAGGAGGAAGAAGATGGAGAGGAGGAAGAAGATGGAAATGATTCGGAATACTCAAGTGACGAATCATCAGATACCAGCGATGAGAACATTAATGCTTATATACACAATTATCCCGTTCAATGTATTTGTCTTGAAAAATGTGTTAGTACATTTGACGATTTATTAGAAAATAATCTTGTTACAGAAGAAAATGCATCTGCCTTTCTAATGCAAATTATTATGACTCTTATCGTTTTACAAAAAACTTTTCACTTTACTCACAATGATCTACATACAAACAACATTATGTATATTGAAACTTCTATTGAATTTATTTACTATCAATACAATAATCAAACATACAAAGTACCTACCTATGGCAAAATATTCAAACTCATTGATTTCGGAAGAGGTATTTATAAATTTCAAGACCACCTCTTTTGCAGCGATAGTTTCGCCCCCGGTGATGATGCCGCCACACAATATAATTTCCCTCCATATTACAACAAAAACAAACCCATTATTGAACCCAATCTCAGTTTCGATCTATGTCGCCTTGGGTGTAGTATTTTCGATTTTATAATGGAAACTGACACTACCGAATTAAATGAATTCCAAAAAATCATCGCAAGATGGTGCACTGACGATTATGGCAAAAATGTGTTATATAAAAAAAATGGAGAAGAAAGATATCCGGATTTTAAACTCTATAAAATGATTGCCAGAACTGTTCACGAACACCTGCCCGAAAACCAGCTTTCTTACCCTTATTTTTCACAATTCTTATCTACTACTACATCTAATCCTACCGTTAATATTGATTCAATTCCTTCTTATTACACATAATTATTGATATTGTATACATTTACTATATCAATCACTTTTACATACTATCTCTATTTTTTTGATTGTTTATTCGACTTTTTATTCAAGGTTTTATTCTTCTTTTTATTTGACTTCGCATTTGACTTCGCATTTAACTTATTCATTTTCTTGCTTTTACCACCCTTAGACTTCTTTTTGGACATAGGCTCAATTAAACTCCTCGACCAATCAGAAAAAGAGGGAAGTTTCTTTAATGTGCGTCTTGCAGAACGGTTTCTGCGTTTAGTTGATACGCGTTTATCACGCGTAGGTGTTCCGTGAGGTTGTTCAAATAATATTTTAAAACTAAATTCATCATCGCTTGGTTCAGGCGTTTTTGACATATATATATATATATTACATATATTTTTTCTTAAATTCATCTACGTCCATTATAGCCACTCCCAATTCTAACGCCTTTTTTGTTTTATTGGATACATCTTCTTTATTTTTAACAATCAACACAAACGTATGTTTATTAATAGTATCTACTAAATGGCCTCCTACTTCTCCCAACTTGATTTGAATCTCTTTGTCTCTCACCTTTGTCATTACTACATTTTTTCCAGTTAATACATGATCCGCCACTATTGTATTTTCCTCCTTCTCCTCCTTCTGCTCCTTCTGCTCCTTCTCCTCCAACTTATATTCTAATTCAGCTTCTTTTAAAAATTTCATAAATACATTTATATTGGATACAAAACTATTAGCGTTCTCCTTTCCTATATTAGGAACTTGCTTCAATAACATTATTTTTTCTTCAAATGATTCCTTACTGATCAATATATCTGGATACATATCCATTATTGGTTGAATTTTTCGTTTCCCTATCCCCCTGCCAAACATATTAGAAGCAATCATTATATCTACCAAAGAAGCCTTTGTTACCTTTTCTTGAATTCCACTATACACCTTTTCCACCATCTTCTCTTTAAATCCCTCCACCTTTTCAAATTCTACTTTTTTCATTAATAATATTTTAGCTATACTATTATACCCTGTCTTCATTATTCGCTTTACATTACCAGTTGACAACCCCTCCACCCCTAATGTTGTAAAGAAAGCCGTTATATTTTTCTCTTTGACTACATCATTTTCCTCCATATTATCTAACACAATATCTACGTGACTCTCGTTCCAATGATAAGCTACATTCGGCATTTTTGCTTCTTCTGCCTGTTCTATCACCTCCTTTATATGTGGAATTACATCTCCACTACGAATCAACATTATCTTTGCCCCAATACCAACCTTGTTATTCTCTATAAACGAACCATTAAAACCAGTCGCATATTCTATTTTTACACCGCCTAATCTCACTGGCTCAATACGCACTTTTGGTTTTAAATACCCACTTTTACTGGGTGTCCATATTACATCTATCACTTTTGCTTCTGCTACTTGATCACTGATAACCATTTTAAAAGCAAATGCATACTCTGGATTCTTTTCTTTCCTCTCATGCATATTATTATCTGCCACAATCACTCCGTCCATCTCATACTTATAGTTATTTCGCCAATCCACCAGTTTTGTTGACAATATTTCATTACTCAATTTATTTGTTGACTCATACTCAACTACTTTAAATTTATTTGTTTCCAACAGTTTCATTTGATCCATTATATTTAATTCTGGTTTAATTACTTCGTAAGCAACAAAATGGATGTCTTTTATTTTATTATCTATTTTTTTGCTGTTTATTAATCCAGATACCATGTTTCGTGCATTTGCAAACGTTGATGCATATTTTTTTTGAAAAGTGTCTTTTAACATTATTAATTCTCCTCGAACGACTACGCCTTTTTCAGTTGGTAAATTTAAATATGGGATCAAATACGATATATCTTGTCCTACTTTACCATTTCCTCTTGTATATAATTTTGCTTCCTCTTCTTCAGTACTATACAATCCACTGATCCCATCTAATTTACAAGACAACACATACCCACCTTTATATTGTTTTAACCAAGAACCCAACGCTTTCGTATCCGGCTTTATTTTGTCCATAGAACCCATGAAATATGGCAAAGTTACCTTATTTTTAGTTACTTCAGCACCTATATCTTTCACCATCTCATTTGTAGGATATGTATGTTCTATATATTCTTTCAATATATCATAAGTATTGTCATTCATTAACGGTTCATCGTTATAATAATACTTATTTGCTTCTTGTAACATTTGTATCAACTCTTTCTCCGTACATTGTGTTAATACTTCAATGCCTTTAATTTTGAATAACTCTACCTTTTCCTTTACTACCAGCGATCGTGTCTTCATTTCTTCTTCAAGGACCAATTTATTTTCTTCTATTTTTTCTATTACTGGTTCTTCAATTTTTTCTATTACTGGTTCTTCGACTTTTTCTATTACTGGTTCTTCGACTTTTTCTATTACTGGTTCTTCGACTTTTTCTATTACTGGTTCTTCGACTTTTTCTATTACTGGTTCTTCGACTTTTTCTTTCATCTGTATCTTCTTTATGGTGATTCTTTTATTTGTTTTTACTGGATTTTGTTTTCTCGTTTTTTTAACCTTAACTGGCGCAATCTTATCTTTACAAATGTGAATCCCGCAACTCTGTTTATCTACATTGCAACTACACCAATTTCTCGATTTTTTGTGTTTATCATCAGTCCAACTAGGTTCGCAGTCGGTTGCACATTTCCCAGCTGGAACTACATCACAGCTGCTATAACAATCCGCATCCTCCGGTTCTTCTTGACTTTTTATGGTTGGAATAGTGGATACGACACTGTTTCCATCTATTCGTTCTATTGGAGTTTTATATTCTAAATGTAAAGCTTTAAAAATATCTTTTTCCTCTTTTATATTCAAGTCCAGTTTTTCCTCTTTTATTCCGGATATTTTCTTATATAATCCGTGCTCATTTAATGACATACCCATTTTCAATGCATACCCGCGCATTGCCGTGTTAAATGTTTGACTTCCCGTAAAATATAAAATAGAAAAAGGATATTCTACTTCGGTTGCAAATAAAAAATCTACACGACGGGCTGTTCTATATTTGGGTAATTTGGCAATCCCCAAACATTTGGTTTGTCCTTTTGATAATATTTCTAATAAAATCTTCTGGTTAGATAATTGTTCTATCAACTTTTCAAATATTTCGCTATTTTTTCCTGAAAGGATCACATCAATATCCCCCGAATCTTTGGCGCCTCTGCGATAACTTCCCACTATTTCATAGGTAAACTCATTTACATCCAGTTTATTCAATATATTGTCAAATACTTGCTTATATGCATCTATCTCTTTCCGAGGAATTCGCTTTATAATATGTTCATAATATTGTAACCCCTTTTTCTGAGTATCATTTAACAATTCGGGGTGAGTTTTTAATTCGTCTATTGTTTGTATGTTATGTTTGTTGACTAATTCTTCTGCTTTTTTTGGACCAATACCGTGCACCCCTGTAAATATGTTTACAGGATTGGACTTCTCTTCTTCAAAAATAGGTAAAGTCCCTGTTTTTATGTAAATTTCACACTTTTTAATAATCGAATCTCCTATATTTGGTTTGCCTCGCAATTCCTCTACCTTCTTTATATCTTCTTTTGTTTGCACAACACTATCCATCGCTTTTGTATATGCCAGAACCTTAATATGTTCTCCTTTGGATTTCATTAGTTTACTTAGTTTGTGCAACATTTCTATAATTTTTTCATTTAATCTCACTTTCTTTGTTTTTTTTGTTTTATTTTTAGGTCGTGTCTCTTTACTATTATATTTCTTAGTATTCATAAAATATGTGCTATATATTTTATCAATATTTTATATTACACCCTGCATATTTAAAAACCTGGATCCCCAGTAAATACTTCTGTGGCTTTTAAATTATCTGTCTTTGTATCAGTGATAACATTGAAAAAGTCAGTTAATGTACCACTCATCTTAAAAAATAGAAATAGACTCACAATAGAAGATATAAATACAAAAAAACCTTCTCTAATTATTTCCTTTGTTGGCTTCAACTTCTTTTGCACAAACTTGCCCTCTGCTATTACCACAATTGCATACACAATCGATATCAAAATTGAAAGTAAAAATAACTTTTCCATTATATACCAAAATAAGAAGATATATAATGAAAGAATACGCATTTTTCTAAATTTAGTATAATACCTCTACTCCATCTAATACTACTTCATTACTTTTCTTAAAAGGATCTTCTAATTCTTCAAAATCAGTTAAACTTATTGGCTCATCCGATATCATTATTCGTTCATCCTCGTCGTCTGAGTATTGTTCCATCGCCTTGGTAACGCTAATATTGTTAAAGTCATCCATTGTTGTAGGCTGTTCATCTAATTTTATATTATTTTCCAATACATCGTCTACCTCATTAAATGTTAACCTCGTGATCACTTCTTTATCATCTTTGTCTTTAATTGCAGGAACCGTTTCAATCTCGTCTCCTTCGTCGTTTGAAATATGTAAAGGCTCATCGACTTTTTCTTCTATTGGTTCTTCCTCTTTTTCTTCAATATTTTCAATAATCACTTCCTCTTCTTGTTCTATGCTCTCGTCCATATACGCCCTGATTATTTCCTCCGTTGGAATAGAGTCACGAATAGCAATCAATATGCACTCTTGTATAATTACTTCCAATTCTCTATTGTTTTTTTGTTGCATCAAAGGACTTATGTTCTTTTCAAACAAGTATACATTCGCATATAACTTGCGTGCTGTATGAATATATACTTTATGAATAAAATCATCCAGTTTAGGTATAGAAATATCTATTTGTTTTTGTTTATTTCCAACTTTTATACAAGTCAATACCTTTAATTGTATAATATGCACGCAAGTAATTAAATCTTCCAAGTAATTGCATTTACTTCTATCAACGATTCTTGCTCTTTCGTTTGCAATTATTTCATTATTCCACTTAGGAATACGAGTCAAAAAATTTTGAAATGTCATCAAATATTTATTGGCTTCGTCGTTTTGTACACACAAATTCCACGATTCATTAAATATTGATCGCACCCCCTCATTTACCAGCGGTGTAAAAATACTTACTAACCGACTACACCATTCATTTCTCGACTCATTTAAATTGGAAATGACAAAGTCATCCATATACAATATTATAATACCAAAATAGATTTTAAATCCTTATTTGAACGAATATATAAGTAATCTAAAATATAAAACATCAATAATTTCTCGTTTCTAAATTCACTTCGAATTGTATCAAAACATATACTTGTTTTTACTCTCAATTCTTCCTCAACGGAAGGATCTGTCTTTATATATTCAATTAATTCTAAACAAGAAATACCGATATTATAGAAATATTCGACTAAACCAATAAGATTATGATGTGTTTTCTCCATCATTAACCCGTCTTTAATTATTTTATTAAATTCAATAGGTGGTTCTATCTTATGTTCTTCATTAATAAAATGTCTATGCAAATTTACTACTTGGTTTTCTCTATTTACATATTCAGGCACATGAATCTCGCAAAATCTTGATAAAATGGGATTCAATAATTTATTTTTATCTTCTATTACTATAAAAAATCGGGTGTTATAACTAAACAACTCTATACACCGTCTTAACGCCGACTGAGCATCCATTGTTAAATTACCTGCATTCAACAACAAAATTGTTTTAAAAAATCTCCCGTTATTTGTTTGTATATTGGTTTTCGCGAAAAATTTTAATTCTTCACGAATAAATTTAATACCTTTCCCTTGTGCACAATTTACAGTCAACACATTTGTCTTAATTTTTTGTTTATCCTCTTTATAAATTTTATTAATGAATTCATTCACAATTGTCCTTTTTCCGCTACCTGTTTTACCATGAAATATAATATGAGGGATTGTATTTTTAGTTATAAATTCATCTAATTTATTGTATATTTTTTCGTGAAAAGGTAACAACTCCATATAATAAGTTTACTCAATTTTTTATATGTTTTTAAACTTATTATCCTTTTTTTATTAAGGTCATCTCTTTGGTAAATTTATATCTTTCATAATGCATTGTTTTTCGATGCAAATTGCAATGTAAACAACTAATTTCTACATTGCTTTCATTATGTCCCTCCGCATTATCTATTCGCTCTAACGACCACTGTAGAGGTTCTCGTATATTTTCATATAAGATAAAAACCTCCTTTTTACAATAAAAACATTTAGAGTCACACGCAATTATTTTGTCTATAATTTCGTCTAACAAGATAAACTTATTTTCATCATATAATTTTTTCTTTTTATCTTGAGACATATAACTGCTTCGTTTTTTTGTTAACTCTTTATAAACCAGATTGCTGCCTCCTTCTTTTGTATTGTTTTTAATTTGTTCAAATGCATTTGTAATATTTATATCTGTGTCCCAATCTCTATGACTCACCACTTCCCGTTTCTTTTTTTCACTGGGCTTAGCGGATTTATTGCTTTCTTTTGGTAATTGTATAATTTTTTTTTCCATTATACAATGATTATAAATTATCGTTTATACCTTTGAAGATTTAAATCCGCACAAATGATTTAAAAATATTTATATTAATATATTAGATATGAATATAGATGATATACTGGTTGAAAACGAAAAACTGAAAATAGAAAATATGGAGTTAAAACGCCAGATAGATACATATTCTAAACCACAGAAGTTATATTATGAACGAAATAAGGAAGTAGTAAATCAAAAGGCAAAGGAAAGAATGAAAAAAATAGCACAAGAAAATCCCAATAAGTTAAAAGAGATAAACAGAAAGGCATATCTAAAACGAAAAGAAAAAATATCAGTCAAACAAAATGAGAATGTTTAGGAAATACATTTTCATAAAAAACTGAAACATTTAGGAATAATTAATATTTTGATAAAGAACTTAAAATTATTTTCTTTATCTAATATATAGAATGGAAAAAGCAAAAGAGAAACCACCAGAGTTTTTCAAATCCACCAAAACTTCGCTCAAAAGCATACTGAAACACCCTGAAATTAACACAAAGAAACTCAACGATGTAGTCATCAAGGCACACAAAATCGTTATTCATACCTTACAATTTCTAAAAATGTATACTCTTCATCATTATCAAACGCACTCACAAACCATACCTATTATTGATAAGATTTTGATTTTGAATGTTATGAAGGTTGTTTGTGGTGAAAAACATACCAAAACAGGAAAACCACCCAAGAAAGAAACCGTCGAACTTACTACAAAACTTACTTCATTCTATACAGAGCATTACAAACCGTATACACAACCAGAGCAATTGGATTATGAATATATGAGTAATGTGCTTTCTTACTTATGTGAAGACATTATGACGATGTATGAAAATAACATTCAACTACATTATGTGAATTATGTAGAGCGATATGTAAATGTTGTTTGGAAGAAGAAGATGCTGGTTGATAAGATACGAAAAATATTTCATACCAAAAAAGAAAAGGAAGCACGAATTAGATGTTTGGAAAAGGAGTTGCGAAAAATAAAGAATGATTTGTTGAATGTTGATAATATAGATGAGAATACATCACTACCACATTATCATAAATGGATTACCGAACAAAAGAAACACATTGTTCCAGACAAGGAGAAGTTCCAAAAACAAAGCATCTATTATGATTTGAAATGTAAACCGATGGATTATTTCCCATGTATGATTGCGATGATGAAACAAGTTGAAAATAACGAGGAAACAATCAGTAATGTTTTTCCATTACGAAGTAGTATATCACCAGGTTACATTCGGTTAGATACAATAACATTAGTATATTTGCTTTTACGAAAAGAACAAGGAAAGAAAAGTGATTTTAGTAACCAAGGCAACACCAAGAAACACGAAGATAAAATATGGAAGTTCTTTTTTCGGACAGAAAAGAAGGTATTTCATAAGACAGATTTTTCATTCCATCATATGATTTCTACGGATGGAGTAGGAGTTTCCATATTATTTATTCGTGATGATTTGGTTGGAAAGCGATTACCAAATGCGAAGAAAGGTGTATCAAAAGAATTGTATATTGATGAACTGAATGATTACTCTGCTTTACGAGATAAAACGATTGTGGGCGTCGATCCGGGTAAGGAAGATTTGATTTATTGTGTAGATGATGCTTCCAAAGATGCGAATGTATTTCGGTATTCACAAGACCAACGAAGGAAAGAAACCAAGATGAAAAAATACAACAATATCATATTGGGTATGAAAACCAATAAAATACAAG